TGAATCTTCGCCGTTTGCGTCCGTCCAACAGACGTACGCAAGAGGCGGGCGAATCAACCGCAACGGTCAACGGATGCCGCAACATCCGCGCAACGAAAGTCGAGTCAATCACATGGCGAATCTCAACGCAGCATCGTCTCAATGGGCGTCGCGCCCGGCAGACGAACGATTCTGGAATCTCCGCGACATGAAAGCCGCTTGCCTCGCAAGCCGCGCCGGTAGCAAAGTCGTCAAGGCTAAGTTTGGAAGCCTCCGCGCCGAAAACCGCGACGGTAGCCTCGTCGTCGTCGGTGACCGGGGTGTGCCGGCTCACCTGACCCACTACGCCTTCGGCCAGTTCGCCGGGTCTGTCGGCGCGCCGGCCGGCTACTTGCGAGAATTGCCCCCGAGCATCGCGGCGGATTGCCTCAACGTTGGCCTCGCGAAAGCGAGCGAGGAAAACAGGATCGATCGCGACCTGCTCTTTCATACCAATGGCCGTCTCACGCTTCGCGCGTCACTCAGTGAGCGATACGAGCGGGTGTGGGACTCGGAAGTCTGCGCCTACTTGGAAGGCCTGACCAATGAAGGCTGGAAGAATCCGGCCGGTCGAACTCCGGCGATCCAAGGCGTCGAAAGCCGCGCCGCGACCGACGCTGACATCTTGCCAGGTCAGATCAATATTCACGTTGGCGATTCAATCTCGCCGGCCGGTCTGTACGCAAGTGATCACGACATGTTCGCCTTCCTGGTCGCGCCGGACCGCACCATCGGCAAGGGAAGTGACACGCTCATGCGCGGCGTTTTCGTCAGAAACAGCGAAGTCGGTGACAGCAGCCTGGTCTTCACGTTCTTCCTCATGCAAGCGGTGTGTGGCAATCATATCGTGTGGGGTGCCGAAGGCGTTCACGAGGTCCGCGTGCGTCACACGGGGGGCGATCCGATGCGAAAGGCGCTTCGCCAGTTCGAGGGAGAATTGCGGCGGTATTCGGATGCTGCGCCCGAGGAAGAGCGAATGATCGTCGCCGCGAAGTCGCTTCGTCTCGGCGCGAAAAAGGAAGACGTGTTGGATGCGCTCGTGAAGTATGCCAAAACGCATTCGATTCCGCTTTCGCGGCAACGCCTCGCGGAGGGCTACGCAACGGCCGAGCGACACGTCGACTGGTATGGCGATCCGAACACCCTTTGGGCGAACGTCGCTGGGTTGACCGAAGCGTCGCAAACGGTCGGCTTCTCGGATGACCGGTCAACGATTGACCGCGCGGCGGGGAAGCTGCTGGACATGACGGCGGGTTTCTAAACGAAAGGAGGTAGGCGAGCCGAGGGTTCAACCTTCGGCCGCCGCAATCAACATCCTGGAGGCTTTAGCGGTACGGGCTTCCGACCCTCTTTGTAGGGTCGTCCTAAGGGCCGACGACTTCGGGGTGTTGATTGCGGCGAGGGAAGCCGCGGAGGGATGAGACGATGTCAAAAGAGCTGGACAAGATTCTCGAAGCAGCCGCGATTGAATCGGCCGCCATCGAAACGCTACGCGATGACTTGAGCGCAGCCGAGAAGCGGCTCGACGCGTTGCGCGCGCAAGCGGAGAAGCAGTTGCAGGCCGACCTTGCGAAGCTGACGGGCAAGAAGACGCCGCCTAAGAATACGCACAAGCCTGCGAAGGCTGACGCCATCGATACCACCTACAATGAAGCGATGGCGCGGTCATGAAAACGCGCCAATACGAAGGCGTGACCTACTACCGGTACCGCCTCACGTTCAAGTCAACCGACGGCAAGCGCCATCGGGTGACGCACTGGTCGCCGGGCCATCCGTGGTTCAGCAGCGAAGTGACGCGCCGGCTCAACGATCGGAGTGACGTCGCCGAAGGGGCGCGCGTCGTCGTGGCGGGGCCGTCATGAGCCGACGTAGCGCGCACGCGCAACATTGGCCCTTCACGGATAGCTCGGTAGCCGGTCTCGGCGTCCCTCCGCACAACGACAACGGTACGCCGATCATGACGCTGAGCTACGCGATGGATCGGTGGGCGTCCGATACGTTCGGGGGGCTCGGGATGGTCGAGTCGATGCTCCAAGAAGAGCGCTACATCAAAGCGAGAAAGGCCTCGCCATGACCGCCTCACGCCTCGGAGACGAGTGCTGCCCGGAATGTCACGGCGAAGCCGAAGTCTTTCTCGTCAAGTGGGATCGCCTCGTGAAGCGCTGCCGCGACTGTAGGCACAAGTGGCTCGAAGAAGTCGTGAGGCCCGCCGTCGAATTCGTCGGCCGCGGAGGTTGGGTCAGATTCAACTTGAAGGAGGGATGATGGCATCGGTAACGTTTTACAATGTCACAATCACGTATGATGTTGAAGGCAACGGGTCTCTCGTTGCGAAGGAGGCTTACCGCAAACTCTGCGAAGCGCTCTCCACGCTTGATCGGGTTGGTGCCCACGTCGAATGGGAGACGGATATCTATTCGATCAACAACGGCGAGCATCGCTCTACAGAGGAGCTTCGACGACGATGAAACCGATAAAGAAGCCGATGATTCGCGACGGCTTCGGTGGTTGGACTGAAGCAAGCGGCGGAGCGCAACGATTCTGGCGAGTCTACAACGCCGACTATGCTTTGGCGTACCGCAGCTTCGCCGTCGTCGCCTCCGATGCGTCGAAGGTGCTCGGACCCACCCGAACCGGAAAGGCGGTTGACTGAAAGCGATCACCGAAGCCTTCGCGGGTTTCGGCGTCGCTAGCAGCCGTCGAGCAGACCATCCCCAGCGAGCACGCCACCCTCCCCACATAGGCGCGCTCACTCATCCCCCCAGCTGGGACAACTGCTCGGCGGCTGCTTGCGGCGACTTCAAAAACGAAAGGAGAATCGACGATGGATCGGATTAGAACATACAGCGTGAGTATCACCCGCAAAGATTTGCTAAGGATGCTCGAAGAGACCTTCGCCATCGGACCGGGCGAGGGAGAAGAGATTGAAGTGTCACCGCATTGCGGCGGCCACAATCAGATGCCTGATCAAGTGGTCGTGCGGGTGACTTTCTCCCGGCGGCCACCGCCGCTCGCCACCGAGACTTGACGGAGACGCCACCAAACCGCAAGCAGGCTCTACAATACACCTCAAACCGACGGAGAAGACGATGGCATCGACAACCGCGACAACGACAACCGAGACGCTCTATAGCTGCACAATCCACCGCAACGGCCGCCAGCCGTTCGACTTGATCTCTCCCCAAACGGCCGTCGAAGTCGCGCACCTTCGCGAGACGCATCCAACCTGGCGCATCGAGGCGACGCCGATCATCCCGATCAACAGCGTCGGCAACAAGCGCAAGCCGAACGCCTACAGTCGCGCGCTCGTCGCCGTCTCGGACCTCTTCAGCCACGCGGGGGAGACCGGCGACGTGGAGCTGCAAGCGCGCGCCGGCAAGGCCATCGCGGCGCTGCTCAAGAACAGCGGCTTGTCGGCCGATGATGAGCTGCCGAGCTCGACGAAAATGAAGACGGCGCCGCCGAATGGGCCGCAGCAGCCGTCGCGGCGTTTTGCTTCATTCGAGGCGGACATCTTCACCGATACGACGATGCCGGGGTTGGGCAAGCGATGAGACGCTTCGTTATTGACTTCGCCGTCGCAATCATCGTCGTCTCTGTTTGTTTCGGAGTCGTCGCTGCTCGAAACAAAATCGCATCGATGCCCGAGACGCGCCACTTCGACGCCGGCAGTAGCGACTGAACGTGACCGCGAGTGACGCCATCTTCGTCTTCTGGTGCCTTCTCGCTGCTGCTCTACTCGTCGACCACTTCAAACGCCATCACTGAGGTTCCAATGATTGATTTCGATACGCCAGAGGAAGGAAGTGTGTGGGCGCAAGCGATGGCGAGCGCTATCACTTATGCGGCGGCGCTTCGCGGCAAAATCGACAGTCAAGTTTTACATGATGATGTCTACACCATCGCCGATGACGCCGTCGTCGCCTTCCGTAAGCGCGATGCTACTCGACGGCAACGTAACGAAAGCCGATGATGGCGCGCCCTGAGCATCGCGACTGCATCGCTCCCCCCGCACCGCGCCGCGGGCTGCTCCGGCTGCTTCGCCGATCGAAGGCGACGCTGATTCCCAAGCCGATGCCGCCGTCGAAGAAGTGGCGCGACATTGAAGAGACCGCCGTCGATACCGTCAGACCAGGCGTCAGATTGAAGGAAGAAAAGGGTATGCAGTTCGAAGTCTGCGAGGTCAAGTCAAACGATCGAATCGGTATCGTCGAAGGCGACAATTATGTTACGGCGGCGCTATCTGCGGCTTCGATGTTCTTCAACAAGCAAACGGCGCGTCGCGAGACGGGCTGGGGTGGGCAGCCGGGGGTGTTCGCCGCGTTCGATTTGGATGAGGAGAAAACCGTCAACTTTTTGTTGAGGCAGCTATGAGCAAACGGAGCGCGATCATCGTAGCCGCGACCGTCGAAGTGCAGTGCCCGTACTGCGGAGATCCGCAACCCTCGCCAGACAACGGGTCGCACGCGTGGATGCCCTCGCAGATAGTAACGTTGCAGGGGCCGCGGGTCTGCGTTTCATGCGAAGAGCAGTTCATTCTACATACCCAAAGTCGCGTTAGCGTAGAGAAGCAACTATGAGCAAGCACCACACCTACGCCGGGGAAGCGACTCACCATCACACCGATGGCTCGATTCATCGCTTTACGCCAGCGAAAAATTCGAGACTGAAGACGTATCACGAAGCGGTTCGCGAGAATCCAACGACTCGCCTCAGTAGCGGCGGTCTCTCGGCGCGTCTTTTCGTCGGCCTCAACGTCGGACAGAAGCGCGGCTACACCGTCGATGACGTCGTCGAGATCGTCTGGAAGGTTCGCAAGAAACAGAAGCGCAGCGGCGATGCTTCAATCCTAGCGCAGAAGGGCATCTACGAAGACCGCTCGGGCAAGCGCGTGACGGAGCCTTCGGTTCAAATAATCATCATCGACTTCTCCGGTGCGGCGAAGGATGTCTTCACGTCGGAGATGGAAGGGTTGGCCGAAACGCTTTGCAAGCAGATGAAACAAGAGACGGTCATTCTCGAAATCCAGAAGCGTGGCGTCGTCGAAGACGTCTACTCGGTGACGGCATGAAGCGGCGACGCGGCTATGGTTTGAAAAATCGTCGCGATTCGTCTTGCGTCGAAGCGGCGACTTGCGAAGTCTGCGAAGCCGTCGAGGCAACGCCCGGCGACTTTAGCTGTCTCGAAGGGTTTCTCGTCTGCGAGAGATGCGCAACGAATTCGTCAAAGTTGAAAACGATGCGCAAGAAGGCTGATGCAACATCTCAAAAAGAAAGAGAGTCGCCATGAAGTGGATCCGCACCACCGACGGCGACAAGGCGCACGCCATCTTCAAACGCCACGACGATAAAACAGTATGTGGAATTCGATTGCGTCACGCGGCAACGATTGTTTCACCTGCCGAAGACAATCGCTGCGAAAATTGCGATCATGAATGGCGGCGACAGGCGAGGAAGAATAAACCGAAGGCGAAGCCGTCGAATGATTATACATCGCGGTTTACCTTTCGCGATTGGGAGGAGTCATGACGGCGACACGCAACACCGACGAGCGTTTCGCAATCCGGACTCTCGTCGACAACCGCGAGAATGGGCTTTCGTTGGCCATCTCATTTTTCTTCAATACCATCGTGACGGCTGACGATATAAAAGCAATCTATTCTGGCCGACCAGTCGACGACGAAAAATGGTCGATTGTGAAACGCGTTTTGAAAGAGCGGCTTGCGAAGGATCCGTCGGCCGAAGAGGTGCGGGCGACGCTCGACCGGGCGATGAAGGAGCAGCGATGAGCGAAGGCGCATTCAAAGGCCGACCACCGGATCTGATCCTGAAGGCCAAATCGAAGGCGAGTGGTGGCGGACGCCGCATCGGAGCCGGCTGGGTCAACGACAACGGTAAGTTAGGGCAGACCGTCTCGATTCAACTCGACACTTGCGTCACCATCTCGTGGAACGACGACGTCTTTCTTCTGCTTGTCCCCTCGAAGGAAGAGGCGAGAGAATGATTCGCACACCTCCGCCCGACGGCAACAACGACGAGCTCATCAACGCCTGCGAAAAAGCACGCCGTCTTTTAGAGCTACTGTCTGAGCTGGTCGACGAGTCGCAGCGCGTCTGTCCGCACCCACTCGAGCATCGCCGCAGAGCGCATTTTACAGCATCTAACGATACGCCGTGGTGTCGCCTATGCCACAAGAAGCTACTGGAGGTGCCGTGATTCGCATCAGCCATCGCGGCGGCCCCCTCTACGCGTTGGTCGGCCCGTGGAATGAAACCGTCAAAGACGTCTGCAAGTCGACGCCGGGAATGCAGTGGCAGCCTATACAACGCGCGTGGGTCGGCTACAGCGACGCCGTTGATTGTGTATCGACGCGTCTGCGAAACGAAGGCGTCGAAGTCGCAGGCGACATCAAAATCGATTCGTCTAAAGACGTATCGACATTCGCCATCTGCTACGAAAGCTTGCGCGATTATCAGCGAACTGGTGTCGAATTCTTGGTCGATCATGCGCGCGAGGGCTGCATCCTCGCCGACGATATGGCGCTCGGGAAGACGATCCAATCGATTCGCGCCGCTCGCGCCTTCAAAGATAAGACGGTCGTTGTCTGCCCGTCGTTCGTCAAGAATCACTGGCTGGACGAGCTGAAGAAGTGGTGGCCATCGGCAACGACGCGAATTCTTTCAGGCGTCAAAACAACTGACATCATCGATAACTCCGTCGATGTCGTCATCGTCAACTACGACATACTACACGCGTGGCTTCCGACGCTCATCGTATGGCAGGCGAAGACGCTCATCGTCGACGAGCTGCATTATCTGATGACGCCGTCGTCACGACGAACGAACGCCGCACGCGACTTGGCGCGAACCTGCCAACAGCGCATCGGCTTGACTGGCACACCCAAACCGAGTCACGTCAAGAATCTTTGGGCGGCCGTCGATGTCTTATCCGAAAGCCGCTTCGGCAAAACCTTCTTCGGCTTTGGCCTTCGCTACTGCAACGGTCATCAAGTCTCGATTGACATATTTCAGGAGGGTATCAAAGCGACACGCAACGTTTGGGATTTTTCCGGTAGCAGTCACGAAGATGAATTACGTCATCGCCTCTCGTTCTTCATGCTTCGCCGTCTGAAGTCAGAAGTGTCTATTCAATTGCCGGCGGTGACGCGTCAGATCATCGAAGTGGAAGTCAAGGCGCCAAAGTTTTCGCTATCGAAATCGCTGCAGTCTGATCGCGCGTTGCGGAAGGCGCTCGACATCGCAGCAGACCAAAAAATCCCACAAGCCATCGATTTGGTCAGAAGCTACGTCGAGTCTGGTCGCAAAGTCGTCTGCTTCGGCTACCGCAAAGCCATCGCAGCGGCAATCGCCGAAGGCGTCAGGCAACATCTAAAATCAAAAATAGAAGTTGTTACCGGCGACATCGACGTCAAAAAACGGTTGGCCATCGTCGCATCGCAGCCTGACTTACTTTGCGCAACGATGGATTCGCTAGGCGTCGGGGTGAGCCTCGCCTACGCCGACGTCGGCATCTTCGTCGAGTTGCATTACACCCCGTCGACGCTTATGCAGTGCGAAGCGCGTATCCCACGGTCCGACTCGAAGGCGAGCAACGTCTTGATCGTCTACTTGATCGCGCGTGGAACCGCCGATGACATCATCAAACGAATCGTCATCTCGAAGATGGCGATCGACGAGAAGATCATCGGCAAGTCGACGTCGAAACTTTTCGACGAATTGAATGCGGCGGCGTCGGTGTCCGTCTCAGAGAAGATGCGCAAACTTTACGAGAGACTTCTCGAGCAAGACGAGGATGCAGCATGAGCTACCGCCAGAAATGCGCCGGTCGTCGGATGCGCCGAAGGCTACGCGAGCGTCTCTGGTTCATCCGTAACGGCTGGACATTCGTCTACTACGACATCGCCGACGCATGCTACTGGAGCAAAGGCAAAGGCAAATGAGTCGTTGTGGAGACGAAACTGAGACGTCGCCGTCGCGGAAAAATTGGCGGCAAGCAGCCTCTGCAGCTAGCCTTAGGCTGCTTTTCATTTTCGGCGGTTGGCTCTTCGACGCGGGGGTTGCTCTGATGGCACTCTCGTTCAGCGCAGAGTGGGAGAAGACGAGGCGAAGTCATGCGACGTGGCATCAGAAAAGCGAATTCGATCGCCGTTACGTCTTCAAGAATCCGAAGCCTCGTCATGACGTCAATTAGTCTCGCAGCGACGGCTTGTGGCGGCGCGCCGTTTCAGCTTGGCGTTGTGTATGATGGTGGTGTCGTCGGAGACGATGTCGTTACGGCTGACGTCGTGTCGGATTCAATCGTCGTCGATGCCGGTCGAGACGTGAAGCTGGCGTTGCGTCATGACAGCGGCGCTGAAGCTAACGTTTTCATTGAAGCTGACGTCGATGCTTCGATTGATTCTTCTTTCATTGACGTCATTGATATCGACGTCATCGATGCGAAGAAAGAAGCCGAAGCTGACGTCGCTATCGAAGCTGCGCCTGTATGCACGCCAGTGACACCCGTAGCGACTATTTGTGGATCAAACCAAGCCGTCGTCTCGGCGCCGCAGTCTTACTGCTGGTTGACGGGTCTCGGCGGTACATCCACCAGTGGCGAAGCGCGCGCGATGCCGCAAGGGTGCCGCTGCCAAGAGACGTACGACTGCGGCTGCTTGCTGGCGGCGGGAATCTCATGCGGTGCGGCAATGGCGTTGCATTGTGGTTTGAGCAACGGAATCGTCGTAGTGAGTTGCACATGAAGAAAAAAGACGATTTCTCCGCGCAGTGCGAAGCGCTGGGGGGCTTCATGACCCTCCCCGAACGCATCGCCGTGCTTCGCGAGATCGCGTCCTATTACGCCGTCGGGCCGAATCGCGCGCATCGACGCCGTGATGTCGTGCGACTCGCCAGGGCCGTCCTCGCGCTGACAGACTTCGTTACCGAAGCCGAACGTCGCGAGCGAGCTGCGTTTCGCGTCCAATTAGACGACGTCCTCGACGCGCTCGACCGCGCCCTGGCGAAGGAGAGTAAGTGATGACCACCAGATATGACCGGGCCGACAGGAGTAGAGCTCGCATGGCTCTACGGTGTAGCCTCTCTGTCGGCGCGCGCATTGCGGAACTGGAGCGCACCGTCGACGTGCTCAGGAACCTGTCGCTACCGGAGGGCCGCGCTGCGTTCGTTCAGCTCGGCCCGGCGAAGGAGCAGAAGACGTGACCGACTCAGTAGAACGCGACGTGCAATGTCAGGCGTGCGGCCGATGGCACCCGAGAGAGCGCGCTTGCCAGGTGAGCACCGAAGATCTGCTGAAGCGCGCAGCCCTGGCAGAGAGCGCGAAGCCTCCGGCGTCGGCGGAGACGGACATACTCGGGCTACAGCTTGCCGAAATCGCGAGACTCAGTGCCGCGCTGGACGCAGAGCGCGCCGCGCACGAAGCGACGAAGCACAAGGCCGCCGCCGACCTCTCCGAGGCGCACCGACTCTACGCGCGAGGGATGGGCGAGCTGCGCGCGGACGTCGAGCGCCTCACCCGAGAACGCGACGAATCGCGTTCGGAACTCGCGAACGTGAAGATGGGCGCGAACGAACTACATCACGAAGTGCAGCGACTCACCCGGAAGCTGGCGGAGATGCGGAAGCTGCTTGAGTGTTGGGTGGACCACGGCGGGGCTCTCGATCTGTGGGATGACACGCGCGCCGCGCTCGCGCGGCGGAGCGGCAAGTGAACAACGGAAGGACTGACCATGAAACTCATCGCAATACTCGCACTCACGCTCGTAGCGTGTGGATCCTCGACGTCGCCAACCGATGGGGAGGTAGCGTCACAGGCCTCGGCCTCGTCGTGCTTTTGCGGAGGGCGCATCGTCGCGTGCTACGACTGTCCGCCATACCATTCGGCACCCGCTGGCACGCCGAGCAACATCCATCAGTGGCTATCCATGCAACAGACGCCGCCGGACACCTATAATGGTCAGCCGACGCAGGTCCCGCAAATGTGGAAATTCGTGTACGCGGAAATGACCGTGCCTCCAGTTCCGCCAACCGGTGGCGACCATGAGGTCGGGTACTGGGCGAGTATCCATTCTTTCGATGGCACGTTTATCGTCCAGCCGTTCATCCAGTTCGGATCGCGTTGGGACTGTCAACCGCATCCGAGCGATGGCTGGTACATGATGGCCTACGCGCTCGACAACCGCACCACTGCTTCCTGCGGATCCGGCGCGGTCGCCGTCAACCCCGGCGATCTGATCACGTTCCAGATCACCCTGCTCTCCACCGACGGAGCCGATGATACGTGGGGGCTCTCCGCAGAGGACGTCAATTCGCGCGTTTTCGTCAGCAATACGCACGTCGCTCCGCGCGTGCCGAATATGCTCGATTTTTCCCAAGAATGGCTCAACGTGTCATGCGACGGCACGCCGTCGGCGACATTGAATTACATTTCGGCGCTGTCCGGTCCTGCGGACGCAACGATCGCTAGTGCGGCCTCCGCGATGAGCTTCTCGAAGGTCATTATCGACGACGGCACTTGCGGCCGTGATATATCGGCGGACCTGCAGTTCGGTATCCCAACGTTGGCGGAGGTCTGGTGGACACTCTGATAGTTGTGGTCGTAGTACTCGTCGTCTCCGTACTCTCGGGGTGCACATCGGAGACGGCGCCGCCGTGCCAGGAACCGGTGTGCTACCACACCTATCCGGCACCATGGGACGGGGGAGTGGTGACCGATGGTGGTGCACAAGATGGTCCGGACTAGGACATTCAGCCCGCTAGGAGAACATTATGAAGTTATCAATCTGCGCTTTCACGCTCACCGCAGCATGCGGAAGTGTTTCCAACGCGTTCGCTAGTAACCGCATCGACTGCCCGAGCCAGACGAACTGGTATGCTGCGGTGTTCTCGAACGATCTCGACAACAACGTACATGGTTCGGGAACGTTTAGTTGGGATCCGAAACTCGCCACTGCGCGTTTCGCCCCTGACTCCATGTACGGGTTCGAGACTCCCACGTGCGATGTGAGCGGCAGTAACGAGTATTTCGTGTGGGGCAACGCTAGGCCGCCTGGCAGTTCGTGCCCCGCGAACGCTTCACTTTATATCGAGCAGTCGGTCACGGACACGTATGGGGTTGCATGGGCCTCCTACAACTGGGGGACGATCGTGACCGCGTCCGTTACCTCGCTTGACTTCGGATATGTATATTGCGGCTATTATTACGGAGCCGGTAACACGATTGAGAGGCACTTGGACTGCGTGACTCAATCATGCACGTCAAGCTTTGATTGCGCGGTCGAGGACGGGTACGTCAACAATCCGCCGCCCATTCACGCGACGAGTCACTATTTTCTCGATTACCACTTGATTAGGGGCTGCAACGGAGGTTCGCTATGAGAACGTCAATCATTGTACTGCCGTTCGCGCTCGTAGCGTGTAGCAGTCATCCAGAAACGCTACAGGACACGTCGCACCCTCGTGTCGAACCTGAAGATTATCGTATGGCGGCCGGTGCGCTTACGTCCGACTCGGCCGGCTATATCGCCACGTACGGAGGGCTCATCGAGCCGCCAACGGCTAAGCAATACGTGCTCACTGCTGTGGGCGACTCATTTGTCGAGGGGAACGAGGTCGACTTCGAGCCATTGCGTTATAGCGTTGGTCAACGCTGGAACGCCACGAACTTGTGTTCGTCTTCTGGCTACTGCGACATGCAAACGCTCTATAACCGCGCCAATCCTGGGTGGCACATCTACACGCGCACTGACGGCCGACTCGGTATTACTCGAAGCTCTCAGGCGCAGGTGTTCGGATTTGAGTTCAACGTCGCATTCAACATGGGGCCGCCGTACACGTTCGGCTGTCTTGGCACCGAGACTGGTACCCCTAGCGGGCACACGACGTGGTCCACTAACTGTATCTCCAACCGATCGCAAATCATCTGGCCGCTAGGTTTCCCGACTGCGTTCGTTGCGAACAACTTCATTGGCCCGAGTTCGCCCACGCGGTATATGACCCATGGATTTGACAACGTCGATGGCCACGACACCCCAGTGAATCTAGGGCTCAACGGCGAAAACTGCTCGTTCGTCAACCCGCCAACCGCCTGCACTTGGCAGCCACCGCAAGACCCGACCCACTACAATGATGGCCGCTGGCAGCTCTACCCTGGCACGTCCTCCGCTGGATCGCAGATTGCGTACTTGGGTGTGGTCACGTCGGCCGTGCATTTTCTGTCCTCCCAAACAGGCACGCTGCAGAACGGCCCTACGGACTACGAGGCGTGGTCCGGAAGTCTAGGAGGCGGCGCCTGTCCGACGAATCTGGTCGCGACTCGTTCGTCCTTCACCGGCGCTACGCTGATCAGCGTGTTTACGGACCACTGGTTAGCCTCATCTGAGGCGGTCAACTGTAACTCGATCGGTAGCGGCTCATTCTGGCCAGTCATCGCCCCGCTACCCTAGTCGGCTCAATAGCTCTAAATAAGGAAAGCCATGAAACCGTCAATCGTCATTACCACGCTCGCTCTCGCCGCGTGCGGTAGCCGACCGCCGACGGCAATCATCGAAGAGCCGCCAGATCGCCTCGCTGCCGCCGGAACCGGTCTGCTACTCGAGCGGCGCGCCGCAGGACAGCTCGCGAATCATCACGGAGTGGGTGCTCACGCTCTAACTCGTATCGTCTCGTCTACGTCTCAAACGCCGCCAGCGCCAACGCGTTGACGGCGTTTCTCTTTTGTGAAACGCTGAACCGTGTGACGACGCCGCCTGTTTCGCCGGTGACGCCCGACGAGCGTCTCGCAGCCATCTCAGGGAAACTCGACATAGTCATCCGCCATGTCGAGATCGATAGGCGTCTCGTCGACGGCTTCGACGACCGCATCGCGCGTCTGGAAGACGTCGCCAAAAAGCAAGCGGAAACGGCGAAGATGCTCGCCGACGCTGCGATGCGGTTGTCGATCGCGCGCGTCGCGAGCGTGCCGTCGCTGCGTATCTTGACGTTGCTCGTCATCGCCGCAGTTGCTGGAGGAGCAGCCGGCGGAGTCGCAGTAGCCGGCCGTCGTCAATCAAATTCGCCGCAAAATCAGACGATACAGCCGACAAATCTGTCGTTGCCGACGCCGAATTTGTCGCTGTCACCGTCACAAAAGTGACGCGGGTGACAGCTGTGACTTTTTCGTGGTAGCCTTCGTCTAATGCGCCCGCGACCCCCCGCTGACCCTCGGACGTTCGCTCGCCTCAGTTACACGACGCTTTTCGATCACGTCGTCCCGACAAGCGTCGTCATTCCGACGCTATACGGCAAGCTCTACGCGATCAACGGTGCGGGAAACCTCCGCTTCTTGCTGCCACCGTCGTCGTTCCTCACGAAGGCGAACGGCCAGAAGGACACCTACCACGTCGGGTTCATCAACTGCGACGGCGCCAACCAAGTCAACATCGGGACGAGCGACGGCAAGCTGATCAACTTCTCGGGCGCCGACGTCATCATCACCGCCGGAGAGCCGGGGGGGTTCGCCATCTGTTTTTGGGCGAACGACGCTGGAGTAGGCGGGGGTTGGGTCGCGATGCTCGGTTGCTGCGCGCCACCGACGTAATTCTGCGAATTTGAAACAAATCCGCAAACATTCAAGGAATCAACGATGAAATCGACACTTCTTGTTCGCCGTGCGCGTGTTTCGATCTCCTACGAGCCGCAGTCGGGGGCGACCGGCGCAACAGGATCGCCGGGGGGTGCAACCGGAGCAACCGGCGCAGCGGGCTCACCTGGAGGAGCAACAGGCGCAACGGGAGCCGCAGGCGGAGGGGCGATCGTCAACTTCGCCTCCTTCTTCGCGCTCATGCCCGGCGACAACGCGTCGACCATCGCCGTAGGCGCGGCGATTCAGTTTCCGCAAACCGGACCGACGGCCGGGCTCTCCCCGCCGACGCGCGCTTCAGCATCGACGTTTACTCTCCCAAACGTCGGCGTCTACGAAGTCACGTGGCAGGCGAGCATCACCGAAGCCGGACAGCTGCAGCTCGCGCTCGCTGGGGTCGGTCTGGCCAGCACAGTCGTTGGTCGAGCAACGGGCACCAACCAGATCTTCGGATCGACCATCATCAACAACCTCGTCGCTGGTCAAGTTCTGTCGGTCATCAATCCGGCCGGCAACTCAACGGCGTTGACGATGACGGTCATTGCCGGAGGAACGCATTCGGTTTCGGCGACGCTGAGCATCAAACAGCTGTCGTAAATTCAAAGACGTATCTAAAACGCCGATGAATTTGTCGAGACAAACGCAGCTTCTCGTCGATCAGGCGAACACCATCAAGGCCGCCTACGACGATCTACTGCAACAAATCAGACGAGATGGCCGCTTCGACTTCAGCGCGGCAGTAAAAGCCGCCGACGTGGAGATGCGCTGGAAGATAGCGCGACTCGCCGCACTAGAGGCTATCGCCAAAGACGCCGAGATAGAGGTTTGATTGAGTGCCAACGGCCCCCCCGGTAATCCCCAGCTCGATGTGCTCCGTGCTCGCGTAGCCATCGGCGGCATCGGCGGGGGTGCGTCCGGCCCTACCGGTGCGACGGGTCCGGCCGGTTCACCAGGGGGAGCGACGGGCGCAACTGGTGCCCCCGGAGCAACAGGCGCAGGCGCAACCGGAGCAGTCGGGGCTACAGGTGCGATCGGCGCTACTGGCGCAGTCGGGGCAACTGGCGCTACCGGCTCTGGCGCTACCGGGGCAACCGGAGCAACAGGTTCCGCCCCTCTCTTTTCGATCACAAATCCAGCGTTTGCGGGAGGCGCCAGCGCCGCTGCCACACCGACGCAGAACGTCGCCGCTATCAATGCGACAATCGCGGCAGCAAATGCCGCGGGGGGCACGGTCTATGTCCCGAACGATCCGGCCGGGGCATACCGCATCAACGCGCCGATCTCGATCCCTCATGACACGGTGATCGTCGGGGAAGCCTCGTCGATCGGTACGCCCAAAAGCGTATTGCAAGCGGCCGTTGCTATGCCGGCCATGCTGCAAGTTGAAACGCAGCAAAATCAAACCCTGCCGACCCCTGCGCAGATCCGCGCGATCACGCTCGACCAAAATCTTCTCGCGATCTGGGGCATCGATCGCCGAAGTGACCTCTCGAGCCGATATAGCAGTGTGCAGTGTCGTAACGCGCCGCTCGATGGCTTCCACTCGAGCTCACATTCGGTGGCCGTCGCGATTTCGGCTATCGTTCCGGGCGGTGGCGCTGGCGCAGGACAGCTCACGCTCTCGCAACCGGATGTCAGCTACGCGGGCGACATCTCAAGTTCGGGTACGCACTACGCCATCAAGTTTGTGGTCGCTGGAGGGTACGGCGTCGGGCAATTCGTACTGTCGCAAGACGGGGGCGTAACCTTCGCTACGGCGCGGCAGACAGTCCAGGCCGTCTCCAATCTCATTGTGACACAGGCTGCTCAGTATACCCACGCGATGGGGTTGCAGGCAACCTTTGCCAATATCGTATACGGTCTCAACTGGACTTATACATGGACGGCCACGGGTGGGCTTGAGCCCAACACGAGCAATACGACAATCAACGCGCTCGTGCGCTTCGACGATTGCTCTGTCGTCAATCTCGGTGTGGCGTATTGCTCGGACGCCGGTACGCGCGCGATCTACAGCAATCTTTTGGCTCAGGCCTTCACGACTGGTGGGACCGTCACCTCGACGCCAGGCTCGCAGCTCTTGGTCGGCACCGGGACGGCGTTTCTCACAGGCTCGCAACCGAATTTGGCGCCTCGACCCGGCGATACTATCTGGCTGAATAACAGCCCGGCGGACCCTCGGATCGCCAACTTTCAGATCCTCGCCGTCATGGACGACTTCACGGTGGTCGTATCCGTGGGCGATGCCCCCAACTTGCCCGCCCTCGCGGGTGTGCACTTCGCGCTCGTCGTCGGAGCCGGCTGCTACGTCACCGATGGCGGCGACAACATCGGAGAGGCTTGGCACGACGGCTACATGGAGACGGTCGCCAATGGTTGGCGGCTAAGCGGCGTCTCGCCCATGAGCCTCTATAGCCCATTTCTCGAAGCCGACTCCGCCGGTATTGGCGTGGGGATTGGCGGCCAGATGAGCGCGGGTGCTCAAACTATCGTACAAGCGCCCTACATCAAACTATCAACGCAAGGCCGCCAGTATTACGTCCAGCAGGCTTCCCTCTGCGAAATCATCGACCCCGAGGGGCCGTTCGGGCCCGATGGGCTAGGGGGCTCGGGCTTCGCGCGCGTCACGTTCAACGGCCAGCCGTACGCCTATAACTTCGTCCAGAATGACTTTCAACCCAAAGCCAATTTGGTTTTGCAGGCAAGCGTCGTCTCGGTCACTGTGCCCAATCAAGTCCTCGTCGGCCCTCCCCTCGATGTGTTCCAGGGGGGCGCCACGGCGTACACGGTGCTTGTCCCGAATGCGGATTACATCGGGACGGCCAACACGCCGCTTTTGCCCGCGCCGAGCGTGCCCGGACAGCTTTGGCTCATCGAAAATCAGTTGAACAGCGCTCACGTCTTCGAGTTCTTCGATAACGGGACATTCGGGGCATCTCACCTGAACCTGGCGTGTCAGTCGCTTTTTATGTTTCCGGGCGAGCGGATGCTACTCGTCGCCTCGGAGGTCGCCGGCTCTGTTGCCTCGTGGCAGATCATGGGGGACGTCCAGCGGAGCTACCGCGGCCAGAGCGGCGAGGGAAGCAAGTGCGGGCCGGGCTCGGGCGTGGCGATCGGCGTCGGAACGATCAACGTGCAGCTCTGGGACGTCGTGTTTGTTCCAACGAGAGGTTTTGCCGCAAAGCTCAACGTCAGCGTCAAGGACGCGGCATCGGCCTCGTTTGCGTGTTGGCTCGGCTGCACGGTGGGCGTCGACGGCACGGGGGCCATCATCGGGCAATTCGTACCGACGACGCAGGCGCAAGGCGCCTTCGGCAGCAACGCGGGGCTGCCCCCCGTCGGTTGGGCAATGCAATTCGCTATCGTAGTAATCGGGGGCAGTAACCAAGTGGCTGCGCAGGTGACAACGACAGGCGGCATCACGGCAAAAGCGCTTTCCCAGAGCGAGCAGATCGCTGCATACCCAATTTAGCGTCTGAATTCCGAAAGCAAAATTCCAATGGCAGTCGACCATCCCTTCGTTCGTCGTTCCCGCGTCGCCAACGTCGCTCTCACCGGCGGAAGTGGCGGCGGTGCCACCGGCGCTTCAGGTAGCAATGGAGCGACTGGCGCTACCGGCTCAAACGGAGCGACAGGTGCGACCGGCGCGGGGGTAACCGGCGCGACGGGCAGTGCTGGCGCTACAGGATCTCTCGGCGCAACCGGCGCGACCGGAAGTGGAGCAACAGGCGCTACCGGAAGCCAAGGCGCGACGGGACCTGGCGCAGGGGCGACCGGGGCTACGGGAGCGACCGGACCGGCCGGCGTTGGCGCTACAGGTGCGACTGGAGCGGGCGTTACGGGAGCCACCGGAGCCGTAGGCGCAACTGGGTCGGCGGGGGTCGGAGCAACCGGTGCAACTGGCGCAGGAACGGTCGGTGCGACTGGCGCAACGGGCGCGGGCGGCGCAACAGGCGCTGCTGGTGCAACGGGGGCGGGCGGGGCCACCGGAGCTACGGGGGCGACACCCGCCGCGACGCTCGTTCAGACCACAAGTGTTTCTAGTGGAAATACGGGGCTAACAACGACCGGCCAAACTCTCACTTCTGTAGGGATTACAATAGCGACTGGGCAGCGCGTCTTTATTTGGGCCTCTTGCTCATCGCAAATCACTGCGGGCGTCACATCGACGGCTACCTACAAAATCACGCGAAATGGAACTCAACTTCAGGCGGCGGTGTTCCATAACCAGACCAATGCGGCTACGAGCAGCACTCCGGTATGTATGTTCGCTTTTGATACTGCGGGCGTAGCCGGTGTGCAGACCTACGCCTTTGTCGGAACGACGAGCGGTGTCAACGGTGACATCACCGCGATCGCACCGGAGATGATATTCTTCATCACTACTGTCTAATCGGCTCTAGAAGGTTTCAAGAAAGCAAATACAAAATGGGTCGTTCAACGCTACTTGTCCGTCGATCTCGCATCAGCGTCGATCCCTCGCCGTCGGGTGGAGGCGGAGGGACGGGGGCCACCGGATCTCCCGGCGCGACCGGGGCCAACGGCGCTACGGGTGCGACCGGCGCCGGTGTCACGGGAGCGACGGGCAGCGCGGGGGCGACCGGTTCTGCGGGAGCCACGGGGGCTACGGGAGCCGGAGTGACCGGTGCAACCGGCTCGCAAGGTGCGACCGGACCGGGCGGTGGTGCGACCGGCGCTACAGGCGCGACCGGAAGTAATGGTGCGACGGGCGCTACCGGAGCCGGTGTTACTGGCGCTACCGGCGCCGCTGGAGCTACTGGCGCGGCGGGCGCTGGAGCAACCGGAGCGACGGGGGCAGGTACAGCGGGAGCTACGGGAGCAACTGGGGCAGGCGGGGGCGGTGCCCTCACGGCGTTCGGAGCGGACCTCGTTGGGTCGGCTGCGACAACGCAGTGGATCGCATCGATCAGCGGGCAAGGTGGTACTGGCGGGACCGTTCCCATCGGAGGGTCCGCCAATACGGTGATGCAGTTCCGGGCCGGCGCCGTTCAATCTTCGGCGGGGCTTTCGCAGGCACAGCAGACGAGTGACATCCCGACGGTCGACCTCGTCTTCGGGTCGCAGCGAGGATTCGCGACTGCAACAGGAACCAACCGCACCGCGGGCAGCATCGTCGCTGCGATTCCAGCGGTCACCAACGCTGGTACGGCTGCAGGGGCCTTCCGTGTGACGGAATCAGGCGCTGGAGTCATCGCCATCGCGCCTGGAGGCTTCGGGCAAGCGCCAACGTCTGGCGCTGCTGCTGCCGCAATTTGGTTGAACCTCACTCGCGGTACAGAGTCCGGTACGAACTACTCCATCGCAGCAAACTCTATCAATACGACCGTAAATGGAGTCTCTACCGTTCGTCTCGACGTCGCTGGTTTCGATCAGCTTTCCATGACGTCGGTTGGTGCGCAGTTCTTCCGCACCAACGGAACGGTCGCATTCGGCGGTGGGACCGGCGGAATTATCTCGATCGACAGCTCAGCGATCGTCCCACCGACGGCACTTCCGACGACTGCGGTGCTGGTTTACGCCAATACCGGCTCCCCAGGCAGCCTAGGGCTGATGGCGACGGGGATCCAGTTCAACAAGACGCTCGGGACGGTTACCGCAACGATCGGATCGGACGGACCCACGACGGATGTCATACCAAACGGCATCCTAGTGCAAGCGGCATCGGCCTTTGCTGCTGCAGTCACCAACACCACTGGTGGGTCGGTGATTATCGCTGCTGGGGCCGCCTCTGCGCTCTCCAACGGAACGCAGATCTCACTGTCCGGCGGGGTCACCGGTGGTGGTGTACCCACCAATCTCGGGACGGTTCAGTTCCGAACGTCGGGCGTCGGCGGCAACTTGTCGGACCCATCGACGCTGTCGGTACCGTTCGCGTGGATCACGGCGCCGTCGTTCTCCATCGCGTCGGGTGGAACGATTACCCTCTCGGGCGCGCAGGCGGCATCGCCGGTGCTGACGATGACTGGGACGACGGCCGGAACGACGATCGCGTTTCCGAACGTTCCTGGCTTCTGGCTAGTCGACTTCAGCACCGTAACAGGTCCGCTCACCTTCACGAGCGGATCTGGAACGACGGCCGCGTTGACGGCAGTGGCGGGAGCCATCGTGACCGTCGTCACCATGGGTGGAAACAGAATCCGCATCAAGTAAGACGTTTGCAATCGACGACGTCTATGGCGACGCCGTCTTCGACGAGGCCGCATTCGACGGCTTCGTCTCCGGCGCATCCAAGACGGCCTGGGTGAACGGGAGCAGCCGTACGGCGATGGTGGGGGGGAAGAACGCCTTCGGCTGCTCCGCGATGCTCCGAAGCGTCGCGTAGTCTTCGTCTTCCAACGCCAACACGTCGCCGGCTTTGACGGCATCGAAGGCATCGATGACATGGCTCCACCGTACGAGCCTCGTGAAGGCACCTTGCGTCGCGCGCTCGTCGTTCAGCCAGATGTTGAGCGCGTACTTCTTGAACGAGACCGCCTCGGGTCGCGCGTCGGGCGCGATCTCGCGGTGGGGGGTGACGATGATGTCGGCGGGGATGGTGATGTAACGCATTAGTTTCGCCTTTCGATTGTTGAAATCGTTTTGAATTTACAAAATTTATAGAATCCACGCGCGGCCAAAACATTCAGACTCGCCGCGTAGTGTGACGACTCTGCCTTGTTGGTTTGTCCAACTGTTCAACGCAGCTTCGGTCAAAGTTTGCGGATGGCCTTCGTGTGGCGGCGTGTCTATCCACTCGAAGATCTTCAGCTGCTTCGCGCAGGCCTTCGCGTTGGCGATGATCTTCGCTGGGTCGTCGGTATGTTGGAGGCAATTGTAGATGAGCGCAACGTCGAAAACAGACGCCTGGACGATGTCTTCGCCGCGAGCTTGCAGGGAGACGATATTGGCCGAACGATATCTGTCGTAAACCCATTGTGGGTAGACGCCAGGATCGACAACGAGGCAATGCCTCACATTCTCGAATTTCAATAAGACACTGCAAGGACCACCGCCGATGTCGATGAAGGATTGATTGTTGCCGTTGAAACTCCAGGCCGTTCGCCAAGTGGGGTAGGATAGAAATCCCATCTCTCGAAGGTAGAGAAGCTGCTTCGTCTCTTCGTTGTAGCTGTTACAGCAGTTACCCCAGAAGCGAGATTCGAGATCATCATGCGAATCCATGTTTAGCCTCGTTTGAAGATTAGACCGTTTTGGGTCAACCAACCGAGATGGTAGCCACCGCGCATCCAATCGAGCCATTCGTCGGTAGCGTCAGGGTCTAGCCAATAGCTAGCGTGGTGTAGCTTCTCCACCCAGTAGGCTTTCGGTTGGCAGTTGATATGGCCTTCGCCGCCTTGACCGGGGCGAGCCGCGCTGAAGTAGACCGTCGACGGATTGTTTGCAGCGATAAATTCGACGTAGGCGTCGGCTTTTTCTGCGGGTATATGCTCGCCGACTTCGAGACTCAGTACGACGCCTGGTTGCGGACACCAACTGCAAAAGCCCGGCTTGTCATCAGCGATGATATCGACTCGTTTGAGATGATCGCCTTCGACCAATCGCGAGTCGTTGTCTACGCCAAATGCGATCAAGCCGGCGTCGCGCATCGCTTTGACGTAGATGCCTGGGCCGCATCCGACGTCTAAGATTGTTGCGTCTTTACGATGAAGACGAAACCAGTCGGCGATGCGTATTGCCTGCGGCGTCTCTTCGCGCGTAATTCTATCGAAGTCACATTTTTCGACTTGATTCATCTGTCTTTTCTTTCGCTGAGACTTTCGTGTCAATTCGGCCGATTTTTGGCGATGCTCGACGCAGTAGTAGAAGCCTTCCGACGAATTATTGCAGCGACTCCAACCGCAGATTTTAGTTTCGTCGTCTGTTAGCGGCGTCGCGCAAGCGTCGATGGCTTCTTGTAGCCATCTCTGACTGGCGATGCGCGTTTCGTTTTCGACGGCGGCGATGTTGGCGTGGCTGAGCAGACCGAGGCGAACGGCGAGGCGCTGCATCGACAGATTGGCCTTGTGTCTAGCCTTTCGTAAGTCGAAGCCTGTCAACCGCGACGCCATCGCTACGGTAACGTCAGTGTTTCCAGATTGCGCATCTCGTAGTAACCTTCAAACCATCTCGCGTAGAGACGATCAAAATAACGCTCGTATTTCACCGCGATTGCATCGAGCGAATACAACGACGACGCCTTCAGTTTGATGTTGGCGCGATCAGCTGACGTCAACTTCTGCGCGCGCAACGCTGCTTCGACAAATTCTCGGTGACTCGCACATCTCCAGCCTTCTTCAACTGTCTGCGTAAAGGCGCCATGGTCTGTCGTGATCGCTGGTGATCCGGCGAGTTGCGCTTCGACGGCCGTTCCGCCGAAGGGCTCACGAAAGTCGGTGGGGCAGAAGCAAGCGATGGCCCCGCTCATCAACCGCGCGCGCTCGGCGGTATCGGCGCGGCCGAAGAAGAAGACGTGGTCGTTACGCGAATCGTCGAGAAACTCTTGCCCGACGCCGCCTTGACCGGCGATGATGAGTTTTGCGCCGATGTCGCGGCAGACGTCGACGGCTACGTTCCATCCTTTGTCAACGATGATACGACCTAAAAAAAGATAATAGTCGCTACCGACGCCTTCGATGAATTCGTTCGCGTCGTCTGAGATTGGTTTGACGACAAAGTCTTCTAAATCCCAGTAATTCTCACAGACGATCGTGTCGTTATCTGATACCTTGTGACCGGCGGCGCCCATCATCCATTCGCGATGCGCATGCGACTCAAAGACACGGTAACGACTGAAGGTACCGTAATACCCTACCCCCGCCTCAACGAAGAAAGGCCCCGTTGCGATGCCAGTGTGACTGCCAGGGAAAGCCATTGCGATTGGCGCTTGGCAGTTGCCGGACCATGAGCAGATGAAGTCACCCTTGGCGACGCGTAGCTTCAACGCTTCGATGCAGCGATCGTTGAAGAGCCGCCAGTAAGGCTCATTGGCGTCCCAGCGGAGATCATACAATTTCTGCGGATCGTGTTTACCAAACCAACTTGCGCGTTCAGCTTCGGAAAGAATATCAACGCATTCGATATCGACGCCGACGTCGGCGCCTTCGTTGGAGTAGAGGATTACTTCATGGCCGCGCGGCGCAAGCATCCCAGCGAGCTTTAGGATCTTCTGGCTGTAGGCGCAACAATTGAACTCTTTCGTGATTGTCGTATGCGGTAGGCCAAGCAAATGTAGACAGTGCGTTTTCATTGACGACAAGCCTACCGCCGCGTCTGCTTCTCCGCAAGCCGAAAGCGGACGCGTCAGTGCAGCAGCTTCAGCAGCGCGTGGATCAAAACGGTTGCAAGCGCAACCAAGATGATCGTCGCTGGCTTCTCCGTCACCCGCGCGAGCCACGGCGGCGTCGACGGCCGTTTGGACCGCAGCGGCGTGACGATCGGCAGGGCAACCGGGGGGATGTTGAACCTTCCGGTCGCCTCCCCTTGCGCTCGCGAGATGGCTTGCTCAAGTTCACGGATGCGTTCGTCGATGGCGTCGTGACGCCTCTCGTCAGCACTGAGATGCTCGTTGTGACGTTTCTCGGCGAAAGCGCCGTGCTCGGACAGCTGACGGTTGAGCGCACGAAGGTTGATGCCGTCGAAGGTGTCGCGGCGGCGCTCTTCGAGTAGCTCTCGGATCTGCTCCAAGACCAGGTCGTTGCTGCTCGATCGGTCAGGCATCGAGATGAAATTGTAGCATAATCGGCTACGGATGCTTAGATTCATCCGCAACCGTGACGTTGCAGTTGGTCGATGCCTCCGAAGTTTCCGTCTGAACCCCCGACGAACCCCGACCTCCGCCGCTTCGCCTGCCCGGAATGCGCCGGTGTCGGCAGCATTGCATCCGTTGACGAACGCGGCGCCGCTTGCCGACGTGGCTGCGACGCTTGCTTCGGCAAGAAGTGGCTCGACCGGCAGGGGTACGATCGATGGAGGAAAAACCGTGGATAGTTACAGTTTCTTCTTTCGTCGCTGCGTTATCGACTCAGCCTCAAACGTCGGTGGTGGATCAGTATCTATCTTCGTCAGAATCCACTGGTAGCGCGTGGTCGCCGCCAACAACGCGAGAGACGCTGCATCTTTCGGCGTAGCACTTCGCGTGTTTGCCCATTCGACGCAGAGCTTCAACACCAACGCTTCGGCTTCAAGCAACTGGCGTCTACGCATTCACAATAATAGCAGATTTGATCGACCATGTCGGCAGATCGCCAAAGTTGTCCGGCTGGATGAAGTCGTGGTCGACCTGAACACCGTCGAGCCAAACATCGAGGGGGTAGCCTTGGACGTTGCAGAAGCCTCGCTGCTCCGGCGTAGGCACGTTCGACCCTGACTTCCAATAGCGCGTCATCTTCAGCGCGTGAAACCACTGCGCCGCCGTCAGAATCGACTGGAAGCCGACGTAGACGCCCGGCTGAAACCCTGCGGCGGCAACGGCGTCAAACCAGGCGTTGGCGTAGACGATGACGTCGAGACTTGAGCATTCCAGCGAGACGCCTTCGATGTCACACCAGAGAGTCGTTCCAGCGGCGAAGCCGGCGCGTTGGGCGAAGTTGGCGAGGTTCATCCCGTCGAGCGCGCCCATACCGGCGTTGGGCTTCCAGGGAGGGTAGCGCACATGCCCCGCGCCCATGATCGCCAAACCGGCGTCGATAATGACGTTGAATTCGGCGGGTTGCACGTCGCGCGCGTAGCGAATGACGAAATCGACGCCGTCTGATTTGAGTTTTTGACAAATCTCCGCCGTCAAGACGGTGTTGCAGTCGATGCCCTTCGCGCCGGGTCGGGCCAATGTTGCGATGGCTGTCATGACACCTTCTCGAATGACACCTTCTCGAAGAGCCCGAGCGCGATCTCAATGTCTTCGACGAGGGTCGCTGGGGTATTCGTCAAGTCAGTTTCGTCGAACCAAAACCACTGCGGGTCATCATTGACCCAAACGCAGACGCCGCACTTCTCATCCCAGAGAAACAAACCGTGGCGCCGCTCGCCAGGCGGAAATTTGGCCGTCAGAAGACGAAGAAACTCGTAGGCGTTTGTCATTTCCCCAACCAATGGCTGATCCAGCCAGCCGCAATGAGAACTCCACCCGTCACCTCGACGGTCTTCGCGAGGCGCGCCGCCTTCTCGTCGGCGACGCATTGAATTTTGTCAGCATCTGTCACTTGCGGATTGTTGAGGCAGGGCAAGAACGCACCCTTGCGCAGCGTCAGAAGCAGACCGGTTCCACCAACAACGGCGCCACCGATGAGCAGAGCCGTCGACACGCGCATCAGACAGGCTTGCCGGCGTTCGCCGCGATGTTCGTCGCGAGGTTGACCAGGATAAGCGCGCCCAATCCGATGCCCGCCGTCGCGAAGCCGACGTTGCGATTGGCGGGGGAGACCAGACCGACGACGAAGCCGCCGAGCGCCGTCGCACCGACGCCGACGCTGCCCCCACCGACTGCTCCGCCGAGGATGTCGACGGGCTTCGCCATCGCCCCTCCGAACGCGCCGAGACCCCCGCCGACCGCGGCGCCGAGACCGAGGTAGCCGAGGGCGCCACCGATGGCGCTGTTGCTGGTAGGGTTGGCGTAGGCGAGACCGCGGTCGCGACGACGAGAAAGTCGGTGAGACATGTTTCGCTTCTTTTTCTGCTGCTTTGACGCTGCTTTGCGTTGAATGCGGTAGGCGATGGCTGCGGCTTGCGCGGGTGGGTAGCCGTCGCGGCGAAGGGTCGCGATGTTGCGGCTTCGGGTAGCGTCGCTTGAGCCTCGGAGGAGAGGCATGCGTCTACTCTAGCAGCGACGTCGATTCGGCGGTAGAGTCAAGTAGTAGACATGCGCCGTCAGACGAGACGTTGCTGAGACATGCTTGACTTCCCCGCCGCCGCCGCTGCACTCTGGGCGATCACCGCTGCGACGGGGGTAAAGCCCGAGCATCTGTTGCCGCCGTTGTTTTTGGAGAGCGGATTCGATCCGAGCATCCCGAATGCGGCAGGGCAGCCATTTTATGGGATCAACCAGGCATCGACGCAGCTGATCTCCACCTATGCCGGAGTCGATCCGCAGACGTATCTGACGTGGCCGGCGTCACAGCAGCTCTCGACGGTCGTCAAGGGAATGATCGCAGACATCGTCCACCGGTACGGTCCGATCCGAAGTGCGACCAGAATGTATCAAGCGAATTTCCTGCCAGCGACGCTACCGACCGCGCGACAGCTTTCGGATGTTCTGACGTCGCCGCCGTCACCCTTCTACAATGCCAACTCGGGACTCGACGCGAACCACGACGGCGCCATTACCCTCGGCGACCTCGCGGTAAAGATGACGCAGATGGCGCATCGCCCACAGGTGCAGCAGGCGATTCGCGACACCTACGCGGCGCGTGACGGCGCAACCGCTTCGGCGTCAGCTGCGGCATCGCCGACGGACATCAACGAGATCGTCTACGGCGACGACTTCAGCTTCATGCAGCAAAATCCGACGCTACGAAACGCGTTGGTCGTTGCTGGCATCCTCGCGGTTGGCGGCGGTGTCATCTACGCCATCGAGACGCGGCGGTTGGATCGATTTATTCTACCGAAGCGAAACCGACGTCGCCGTTGAATCGATTCATCTAAAAGAATCTGAGAATCACAAATGGCCGGAACACTCATCGTTCGTCGAGCTCGCGTCGTCACCAACGTCGGCTCGGGTAGCGGCAACGGCGCAACCGGCGCAACTGGACCGGGCGGAGGCGCGACTGGACCGACGGGGGCGACAGGTGCAACCGGGGCCGTCGGCGCATCAGGTGCCACGGGTGCTTTCGGTGTCACCGGCGCTACGGGGCCGACCGCACGCACGCCGCTTGGCGCAGTCAGATTCATCGATCCATCCAACTCATCTGGCCTGGCGTCAGACAGCAACAACGGCGCAACCAACGTAACGCCAATTCTGACGACAGCGCATCTCAATAACCTTCTGTTCTTCAAATCGCTGACGGCCAATACGACGATTACGTATATGAGCGACGATCTTAGCGGCGTTGGGTTGGATTATTCAACGATGGCGTTGGGCAATTTCAACTTGACGTTTCAGATGACGCCGGTCGTTACGCATACGGGTGGAACGCTCAACGCCGGCACGGTCGCGATCAATCCGTTGGCGGCGTCTGGCGGTCAACGCCAAGTCGTTCATACTTCCGACGTTGTGACGTTCAATCCGTTTGTCTTTACAGGATTGGGCGGAGCGTCGGCGCATCCACAACGACTCGTCGCGACGAGTGGAGGCGACGTCAATACTGGCGCGTGGATCGTCTCAGCAACAACCCCAGCTTCGCCGTCGATGTCTCGGTCAATCACGCCTGGTGGAACCAACGGCAATCTAACGATTGGCGACACCTACAAGATTCAGCGTGGGGGGATCATCAACGTCACGCAAGGCCAACCTCCCACACAAGACGCCGGGCCGTCTGGAGGTGGCGGTGGTCTAGTGTTCTTCAACGACGCCGCCTTTGGCCTAACGAGCTGGGGCATCGGAGGTATACAATACGCCCGATGTAGCTTTGAGAATTCACTTGTCGTTGCTGCGGGTCTTACCGATTGCTTCGTCGGCGCTGGTATTATCGAGATTCTACCGATTGGATCTATCTCGATGACAGCCGGTGTTCTTGTGACGACTATCTTCGATTTACTTCATTCGTCCATTAGTTTTGCTGACGATACGTACATCACCGGATCAGCCTTTATTCTTTCGGGCAACGTCTATGGTAGCGTAACGGCTCTGCCAGGTAGTGGTAACGGGATTCAAATCCAAGATATGACGAACCCTACCGGCGCGCTCATCGTTTTGACCGCCATCCCGTTTGCGAATCAGACGGGGTCGCCGTCGAACCCGCTCATCTGGGGAAACGGTAACGTCGGACCGGGTATCACGATCGGACCGGGAGCGTGTATCACGGTGGCTGACGAGGTTGGGGTTGTACCGAGCGTCACCGGAACCGGCGGAGACTTCGCATTCATCGCCGAAAATAGCGGACCGCTTGTGACGGTAGCGCGCGCTTGGAACAACGCGACGGGCGCCTACACGGAAGCGGGGGGCGTTGCGACCAGAACGACGACCTGGGCGCATTTCGCTGCTAGTATCTCCCCCGGTGGCGGTTTTCTCTTTCAAGCGCATAACGTAGCGACAGCAGCGTCAATCATTGCGGTCTGAAAAGGAGACTAAAAATGTTCAAGCAAAGCTATCCAATACCGGCGCCTACCTACTTCTCGGCATCGTCGGCTCAACCGTTCAATCTTGTCCTAAACCTAGCGACCGGGCCTAATCCGATTCCAGTCGCAGCGACACAAGCTCGGATGCTCATTATCAAAGCTAAGTTCATATTCTTATGCCCTACCCCAGCCAATTCTGGCGCGGACGGCTGGGACGATTTGGTGTTTACGGTAATATCCGGTTCAACGCTGAGCGTCTCAACGCACAACACCGGCGGCGGTGGCGGATTCTCTAATGCAATAGCAGCTGCTTCGATCAATGCTAACGGAGACTTGCAGATCAGTCTCGGGTCGGCAGGTGGCGTAACCCCGTATGATATTTGGTTTGAAGTCGACGAGATGACACTATATGGCGATACTTGAATCGCGACGTTTATTTGACGCGCAATTCTTTGCGTTCGCCAGATTCGATACAGCCTAGTTTTTTCAACTTCTCAATCATTCGGCCGCCTTCGAGTTGGCCGAGCGCGCGTATGATGCTGGCCTGGCTAAGATTCGTGAATGGCCGCGAAACGAAATCGACCGGTCTTCCGTCTGGTCTGATCGCCTCGCCGTTTTGACGAATCCAAGCGCGAATTTCGGCGTCGATGACGTCGGCCATCGATTCAAATCGTTTCTTCATCTCCGACAGCTTTTGATGCGCCGCGCCGACATCTTCAGCCGTTTGAAGTTGCTTTCCATTTCGTAATTCAATCAAGGCTGGCTGATTGACTGGACATGCCGAGAATGTCTGGCAGTAGCGGCAGTAGAAGTCGGGCCGAATGAAGCCACTGTCGCGTCGACTTTCGGCTTCTTTCAATGCGTCGGCGTGTCGATTCAAGTCGTCTGAATCTAATGTGTCGGCGTAAACCGTCGGCGTCATACCAGCTGGCGCATGCATGAAAGCGATGATCGCGAAGTCAGCTTCATAGAGACGCGTCGCAGCCAACGCCAATGTCTTCAGCTGGCCTGACTCCATCGGCGAGCCGACGTCGAAGCCGCTCTTGTGGTCTAACACCAAGACGTAGCTACGTTGGCGATACATACCGACGCCAAGCAGGTCGATGGCGCCTGGAATCTCGTGCGTCTGACGGTCGCGATACTCGTGAGTGTCACTCGTTGGCGGATCGCATCGACGCGCTTCGCCGGTTTCGATGTTGTAGGCGATCGTCTCTTCGTAGGAGAGACGCCATGTTTTCACTTGAAAATTGATTCGCCACGGATTCTCTCCGCCAAGCCACGCGCGTAGGATTGGAAGAGCAGCTTCGACGCGTTCGCCGACGGCTTTCGCATCGACGTCGAATTTGGCTGCGGTCGTCTTCAAGGTTGTAGCTGCGTCTCTGCCTCGTTTTCTTTTGAGGCGAGACTCTAAGACGGCATGAAAGGCAGAACCGAAACGCGCAGGCTCGCCGACTTCGTTGTCAGTTTGAGGCTTACCCCACGGAAACGAGCAGCCGAGGAAGCGATCTGTTTTCGACGCGGTTGGCTCAACCACCACCGGCGCGACGTCGATAGCATATGCTTCAGGAAGTCGGCAGTAGGGAAGCGATGACGGTTCGATGGTTTTGGCGGCATCTAAGGCGGCGAGACTCTCCATCAATTCTCGCGAAGCCGCTTCGACGCGTTTCTTCACGACGCCGTCTCCATCAGCCGCATCGCCTCGTAGATTCGCTTCGCCTGTCTACCAGATCGAAAGCGTCGTCGACGGCGGCTTTCAGCGCTTCCCAGGTCTCGCGCGTGTGATCGACTGAGGCGAGGCGCAGGGTCGGCGGGAAGGGCCCGTGGGCGTGCGGCGCGGGCGTCTCTTCGTCGACGGCCTGGTCGACGAGCACGGCGAGCTCGACGGGCGCCGTGCGGCCCGGGAGCACGGCCCGGACCGACAGCGTGCGATCGCGCACGCGCCATTCGCGGGCCAGGTACCCGCGAATGTGCCAATCGGCGATCCGCAAGCACCCATCGGGCGCGACGGCGATCGCGCCCGCCTGGACGACGGCGACGCCGGCGGCGCCGAGCAGCTCCGCGCAGACGCGCGCCGCGAGGGCCTCGTCGAAGGGCTTCAGGACGGCCACCCTTTCGAGAGAAAGCCGACGAGGTAGACGAGGCCCATGCCCCACACGGTGGCCGTCGCCCAGGGCGGCCACTTGTCGCCCTGGCCGAGCGTGTAGCCGGCGGCGAAGCTGAGCGAGGCGCACGCGACCGCCCCGGCGACCGCCCCCGTGCGTCGGCCGGCGTTCATGGCGACGGCCACTTTCCCTCGAACGCGTCGAAGGCCCGATCGACCGCCCGCTTGACCGTTTCCCAGTCGGCGCGCGTGAGGTCGCGGAGGTCCACGAGCGTGACGCGCGGCGGGTCGTCAAAGACGCCGGCGCGGTTCGAGTGCTGCGCGACCGTGCCGAGGTGCGTGGTGGGGGGGCGGTCTCCGAACACCACGAAGGATGCCCGGCGCACGCGGTCGAGCCGCTCGGATTCGACGAGCTCGAGCTCGATCGCCGGGGCGTCGGAGGGGTTCGAGACGCTGTGCACGGCGTCGGGCGGGGGCGGGGTGTGGACCATGGGAAATCCGTGGAGGAAAAGGTTGATTGCATCCCAGTCGATGATGCATCGCTGGGCGGGCGGCGGCTGACGCATGTTTAACCGTGCCGTCCGTTGGCGGCCTTGCCGGTCTTTCTCATCCCGAACGACCGATTGACCCCCGAGGGGCGCGCGAGGCCGAGCCCAGCTCGTCAGCCTGATCGGCGGACTCAACGAGCATTCTGGCAAGCTCGCGCGCGTCGCGAGATGAAAGAAGCGTCTCTATGGCGGTGTGATCCGACTGAGAATCGACGAGAAGGCGTACGACGTTCCCCGGTGACGGCCCGACGAGTGATCTAACCACCACTTCAAACATCGTCTTCATTTGCGGCTCACCACCGGCGCTTCGTCGACGGAGACGCGCGCATCAGCATCCACCATTGGGATTTCGACGACGCTCACGATGCTGCCGACGCCGTTCATCCACTGCTTCGCGTTGCTCGATGCACCGGCCGACGTGGCAGCGTAGACGATTACTTTGCGTTCGATCGTCACCTCCCACCGTCTAACCTTCGATGCTGCTTCCGTCGTCGTTTCGTCGGTCATTTCGACGTCTCCCTTCGGTCTCCCACTTGCTGAGTCACAACCGTCACGGTAGTGTCTGCTTGTCGTTTCGTGCTGCCCGACTTAGTCTAAGCAGACGCGGCAGTAACGCAAGCGAAAAGGCGGCTAGAATGAAAAACGTATCGACTGAAAAAGTCGACGAGTTGTTTCGTGCGGTCGAAGCGCATCTCGCGCAAGCGCCGGATTTGGCGGATCGGCTAGAGGCGGAGCTTCAGCATCATCTCGCCCGCGCGCGAGAAATCGAGACGGCGCTCGTTCATATACGACCGATTGCCCTTGCGCATCGAAGCCGTCGATGACGAAGCGCATCCTCGTCGTCGGGGGTCGCTCCTTCAAAGACTGGCGTCTCCTGTTTCGCATCCTCGGCGAGATCAAGGCAGCGCTCGACGAGAAGCCCGTCATCGTCACCTGGAACGCCATCGGCGAGAAGACCGACGGCGCCGTTAGGCTGGCGCGGAAGTTCGCGCGTGAGAACGACCTGCTTTGGGTCGAGAATCTCTTCGCGGAGCTACAGCTTGTCGTCGCCTTCCCGGGGGCCGGCACAGAGCGAGCGCTGCAGCATGCATGGCGCAAGCGCATCCCGGCGCTGAAGGTCTTCGCCGACGGCAACGTCATCGTCGTCGGAAGTAGCTGCAAACAATTCTTTGCGACACGGAAGGCGGCACCACGATGAGGGTTCTGGTCTGCGGCGGTCGCGACTATCGCGGCATCGAATGCGTCAACGCGACGCTCGATCGCCTCCACGCCGTCTACGGCATCGAGGTGGTCATCCATAGCGGCGTCGGTAGTCTTACTGATTTTTACGCCGGAGGATGGGCGACTCATCACGGCGTTGGCCAGCATGTTTTTCGCGCAGATTTCAGAAGCTACGGCAAGTCTGCCGGCCCGCGCCGCAACGCCGAGATGCTCCGCAAAGGGAAGCCTGACCTGGTCGTGGTCTTCCCGGGGAGATGCGGAACGCGCGACATGTTTCACAAGTCGATCCGCGTCGGTGTCGCTGTCGTCGAAATAATGTCGTCGCGCGTCGTAAAAATTCATGGCGAGGCCGTTCGATACGCGCGCGCCTTCGCTGAAGAAAAGGCGACGCCATGACGCTGCCGATTTTTTGGATGATTCTGCTGCTCGGCGCCTTCGCTATCGTTTTCTGCGGTCTGCTGATCTGGCTGTCATTCGTCGAGACGAAGTTTTTAGACGGCTCCAACAAAAACGGCGACGGCGAATGACCGCCGCCAACCCGAAACGGCCGTCACCCCTGGCGGCTGCGGCAGCCATCGTTGACGACGACAGCAACGCCAACGGCGGCGACTTCGACGGCATCAGCGGCATCGTCGCTAAAATTCAACAACAGAATCAATCGTCGACGACTCCGACTGCTTCTGCTTCGACACCGCCACCAACAACGCCGCCGAAGCAACGCCAGCAGCCACCGGCGAACACCAAGCGCTTCGCGAAGACCGACACCGGCAACGCCGAGCGACTCGCCTACTACTTCGGGCAGCGCTTCCGCTACGTCGAGGAGTGGGACGAATTTCTGGTCTGGCGATCGACCCACTGGCAACGCGACCCCCAGCACGTTCGGGTGGAGGCGTTGACGAAGGAGGTCATCGCCAAAATTCGCGACGAAGCGCGTGGCTTCGGATCAACGACAGCAGAAGGTCGCGCGCTCTACGCATGGAGTTTAGAAAGTCAGAAGCGGGCGAAGCGTCAGGCGATGGCCGCGCTCTCCCGAAGCGAGCTGGGGGTAGCCGTCTCCCACGAGAAGTTGGACGCCAACGCGTGGCTGCTGAACGTCAAGAACGGCGTTTTAGATCTACGCAGCGGTGAACTGTCGCCGCATCGACCGACCGACTTGATCACACGCGTCGCCGACGTCAGATTCGATCGCAAAGCTAAAGCCGAAAATTTCAAACGATTTCTGTCGCGTGTGTTGCCGGATGAAGAGACGCGTCTATTTTTGCAGCGCTTCATCGGCTACAGCCTCACGGGGGATGTGGGGGAGCGCGTTTTCGTCGTTTGCTACGGCGGTGGCCGCAACGGCAAGTCGGTGTTGCTGCGCATCATCCAAGCGATGCTCGGCAAATATTCGACGACCTGCGCGCCTGGTCTTTTGATGGCGCGCAAGGATGAAGCTCACCCCGCCGACGTCGCCGACTTATTTGGCGCGAGGTTGGCGGTGGCTTCTGAAGTCAAAAAAGGCCGAACGTTCGACGAAGAGAAGGTCAAGCGCATCACCGGCAACGACATGCTCAAGGCGCGGCGGATGCGCGAGAATTTCTGGGAGTTCTTGCCGACGCACAAGATCATCTTGGCGACCAACCACAAGCCGAGGGTGGCGGATGCGACCGACAGTTTTTGGGACCGCATCGCGCTCATCCCGTTCGACGTGCGCATCGACGATGGTGAAGTCGATCGAAGTCTCGCCGAGCGTCTGATCAAGGAGGAGCTCTCCGGCATCCTTACGTGGGCGATGGAGGGCTGCTTGGCGTGGCAGAAGGAGGGGCTGCGCATCCCGAAGGCCATCGTCGACGCGACGCGGGAGTATCGCGCTGCCGAGGACGTCGTAGGGGGCTTCGTGGGCGAACGCTGCTTGTTCAGCACCATTGAGTTTGAGTCGATAGCGACGCTCATGGCGGCGGCGCAGAAGTGGTGCGCGACCAACGAACGCTTTCCCTTCAGCAAAAAAGACCTGGGCGAGTGGTTGAAGCAGCACAAGTGCATCGAGGGCCGAGATAAAGCCTGCAAAGTGCGTGGATGGAAGGGAATTCGCCTACGAACGCTCTCCGAAATGGCTCCAGACGTTCAAGACGTTCTAGACTCAAATTTACCCTTATCGGTAGGATCGGGAGTTACAGATCCCAATACGCGCGCCATAGGTAAAACAGCGTCTGAAACGGCTAGAACGTCTAACGCTAAAAAAGGCGATAAAATCAACTAGTTGCAGAAACGTCTACGTGACCGATCTCACAAACAGCCACGGTTTTATAGCTCAGCCGGAAAGCCGCCAGATGAAGACCGCCAAGCACTACGCCGACCTTCTCGTCAACAACGTCACAAAAACGGTGGCGGCGCCGACCATCGAAGACTGGCGCGCCGAAGCCGAAAAAATCTTCGCCTTCATTCTGTTCCAACCGCAGCATCGGCCCAACATTCGCGTCAACGAGCAGATCATCGCTACGACGGTCATCTACATCGACAGCGTCGGCAACAAGTGGGGCGAGATCGAGACGGCAGAAGCGATTCGTCGCGCGAAGGCGTTAGGGTTGTCACTCGTCGAGATCAACCCGCGCGCGTCGCCACCGGTCTGCAAGGCGATCAAGTGGCCCTACAGAAAAAAGCCGACCGAACCACCGCCGGAGATCGTATGAGCAACGTCAACGGCAAGACGAATGGCATCGCCAAAAAATCCGAAGCTGATGCCGCTTCCGACGACGACGTCGATACGCTTCCGACCATCGAAGCCGTCGTCGAAGCCTTCCTCGCCGACTCGACGTCGCCCGATCGTGCCTCCTTCACGTCGACGGCGGACATCATGGCGGCGGCGCGCGCGTGGTGCGACGACCGCGGCGAGTTTCGCTTCGGCCGGCGCTTGCTCGCGAAGCAGCTGCAGCAGCGTGGGTGCAAGCCGCAGCGGACGAACACACAGCGGGGATGGAGAGGAGTGAGGTTGCGATGACGAAGGAATGGTTTGAAGGCGTCACGCGAGAATTCGGCATGCCGGGCCGCGCGGAGGAACGCATCCGCCGATGCCCTAGAACGCCGGGTTGGTACATCGCCGAGCTCGAGTTCGCTTGCTGCGGCGTCGGTGGGGCCGCCCACCTGATCCCTATCGGCGCGTGGATCTACGTCGCCGACGATGACGGATACGTTTGCTGCGAGAATCATCCGCCTTACGGCGGGTTTCCAGTACGTCGATGAACTACGTCGTCAAAGACGAGCACAACCGCTACCACCGCGAGGTGCACGAGCTGCGCGGGAAGCGTTGGCATCGCCGCTTCGAGTGGGTCACGTCGCGGCTCGAAGCGACGGTCTTCACGACTTACACGGCGGCGAAGTTTCGGCGCGACAGCCTCTACACGACGGCGGCGATTTTCGTCGTCGAGCTGACGTGAATAGAAGCGCGGCGGGTGACGTCTAACGAGGCGGAGGCTGAGTCTTCGATGAAAACAGAGCGCAACTACGAGACCGAGAAGGCTGCGCATGAAAAGACACGTCTGGAGCGCAACGACGCCCAGAAGCGCGCGCAAAGCCTGATCGGAACCGTCAGAGGCCTCGAAGCGAAGGTGAAGCGTCTCGAAGAGCAGAACTTGCGGCAGGAAAAATTGATCGCTGGTCTCGAAAGCGGAGAGAGACGTGAGTTTCAGCAGCGATGCCGCCTTCTAGATCAACTTCGACAACTAGTGACGGAGGCAGACGACCGATGACTGAGCCGCTCCGGTGTGATTTCTGCAGGCGCACGGATGGTGGGCCATTCGCTGAAAAGACGAGGCGCGGGCGTATTTTGAAGCAGGCTGACTTCCCGTGGATCATCTGCAAGCGTTGCTGCGACGCGGCATCGAGGTCAAGTGGGGACCGACGTACACATTCAAGGTGGAGCCATGAACGACGAAGACAAGAAGCTGATCGAAGAGGCGGAGCGACTCGACGCGGAAGCGACGCCGGGGTGGGCTAGCTATCCAGTGGGGTTCTGCGGGTACGCCTACGAAACCGTTTGGGCGAAAAACGTAGACGACGAACCTCTGTTTGAATCGTACAGCCAACCCGACACGCGCTTCGTCGTCGCCGCTCGTACGCTGCTGCCTCAGCTCGCGAAGCGTCTGCGCGAAGCGTTGAACGTTCCCGACGTTCCGCCGGAGCCGCCGAAGCTGCCGGAGCCGCTCGTCGACGGCTACTACTGGGTCCGCCTCCCTAGCGACGCGCCGATCATCGCCGAGCGCGAAACGTATGGCGGACGCGCTCACTGGTTCCATTTCGGTGCCGATGGTTCTGACAACGTCGAACCGCTGTTCGGCCCACTGCAGCCACCCGCCGTCACAAACACGTCGCCGATTGTTCCATGGCCTGTCGATCTACCTCCGCGTTTCAATGGCGGAGTTCAATGCGATGCCCTCGAAGGCCCGTGCGCATGCGGCGCGTGGCACTCTAAGGTCACAAACGTCACGAAATAACAGCCAGATTTGACGGAGCGACCAAAATGTCTCATCATCGACTCAACGATCGGCGACGCGTCGTGGCGGATGTCGGTCTCGCGCTTCCGTCGCCCCCCTCGCCTAGCCGCCAGGGGGGCGACGGTTTCTCAGGCGCAGACGTCAAGATGCCGTTGACTCCGCCAGCGGCAATCTACGTCACGACGATGCGTCTCGTGGGCGGCGAAGGCGGCGTCTGGGTTTGGTTCAACGTCGAGGTGCCATTGTGATGCGCCACGGCTACTTCCTTCCCGGGCGCGGTCTCTTCGGCGACATCGACCTCGCTGTTGATGCGCAAACGTTCTGGTCCCTAAGCCCAGCGGGGGACTTCCTCTGGAAGCACCTCGGCCACTACGACGGCGCTTCGATATGGATCACCAATGACGGCCGAACCACCATCCGTTTGTGCCTCCAAGACTTCTTCAGCGAGAAGTTCCGCGTCGAGGTTCGCGACTGGAGTGGTATCAGTTGGGAGCGCGCGCGATGAAACACTCGCCACTCGTCGGCGACTCCGTCAGCATCACTCGGGGCGTCTCCCTCGTCTGCCCATTCTGCGGCGGTACCGTCGACATGGGCGACCTCTCCTGTGGTGGCGTTGGCGCGATCCATACGTTCCCCACCTGCGACACGTTCGATCGTCTCACCGTCGACGAGTTTGCCTACGCCTGCCGCATCGCCATCGAAGCGACGGTGAAGGCGGAAAAAGCATCGTGATCGATCTTCATGAAGGCGTCGCCGAAATCTTCGCTGCGGCGCAACAAGACGACGGCGTCGACCACGGCGACCTTCGGTTCGACTCAGACACCGCGCGGAGCCTCACCTACGAAGCCGCTTTCATTGCGCAGGCGCGCCTCGCCGAAGGTGTCACGCGATGGCGTTGCGCTACCTGCGGCGAGGAAGTAGAACAACGACCCGGCGTTCGTGTGGCGTTTCACATGGGAAACCTACGCGACTCGAACTGTGGCCGACGAGAAGCGCCTAGAGACTTTCAAGAGACGCAAAATCGTCTTGCTGTCGCGCCCGCTTTGACTTACCGTAACTCCTCACGCTGACGCCGCCGCTTCGTGCCGCCGCGTCGGTAGCTACCGCGAGACTTGAAGTCGACGAAAATTCAATCGTCGAAAACCACGACTGAAAGGCGTTGCCGATGGCGTCGAAGTTTCGACAGATTTCTGTGTCGTCTGTTCCCGACGATAATGATGGCGTCATCGATAGCGTCTACGCGCTCGATGAAGCCGGCGTCGTCTGGCTGTTCAACAACACCGACGAGCGGTGGGAGGCGCTCTCGAAGCAGCGGTATGTCGCTGGCGCGTCGAACGACGATGCCGGCGAAGACGAGGGGGAGTGATGCCACCGACAAAAGAAGAAGTTGCTGACGTTCAGGAAACTTGGTTCGGTTGGTTGCTGAAGGATGGTGGTTGATGCCATCTTACAACGACTGGCCGACGAACGACGAAGATTGGGCCTTCCGTCAACAGCTTCGTCTTCGCGACGCGCGATGGCAGCGGTTGGAGCCGACCTACAACGAGCTCGAAGCGGCGCTCAACAAGGCCACCGCCGAAATCATCGCGCTGAAGGCCGCGCACAAAGCCGCGATGGAGACGGCGCTAAAGGCGCAACAGGAATACTACGACGGGCAAGCAATCCACCAAGCCTCGTGGGGCGGCTGATGCCCATCCCCTCTTCCGCGCTCGAGAACGATCCGTTCCTCCGCGTCTTGGTGATGGGACCACCGAAGCTCGGAAAGACGACCACCGCCATCACTACCTCCGAAGGCAAGACGCGCGTTCTGCTCTGCGAAGCCGACTCGGCGCTCTCCGAGGCCAAGCGCCGCAAGGGCAACTTCGACTTCGAGCGTTGCCTTAGCGATAAAGCCTACGAGCAGATGACGACCTTCCTTGCGCAAGCGAAGGAGGACGCCAAATCCGGAAGCATCCAGAATCTTCTGATCGATCCGTTGAGCGACTTTGCGGATCGACTGTTGGCGCAGTCGCACAAACTCAACCTGACGAAGGGTGGAGAAGAAGACGGACGGCGCGCCTACCCGCAGTGCACCAAACGGCTGCTACACTGCCTCGACCTCGCCTTTACTATTCCCTGCCACGTCATCGTCGTCTGCCACTACATCGACGTCGGCGGCCAAGAGTTACCCGGCGCGCTGGAAAAGACCGGAGACGGCATCGTTCCTCTTCTTCCCGGGCAAGCACGCGCTCGCGTGGCGGCGAAGTTCAACGACGTCGTCTGGTTCGACATCGACAAGGCCGACAACGAGAAGCGCATCTTCGTTACCGGCCCGCAAGGCGCGTGGGGGCCGGGATGCCGAAGTCTGAGCCGCTTCGCGATCCTGCCGGCCGACTTCACGAAGCTGATCGAAACCTTCAAGACCGGTCTGCCGAAAAAGGCTGCGCCAACGACGACGCCAACGAATGGCGTTGCGAAGTCGCCGTTGAAATCGCCAACAAAACCGCAGCCGCCGCAGCCACGCAAATAAAGACGTTGCCTCGATTGTCGCTGCCTTCAGACTCATCGACAATCTAAGCGCGAAACCGACACGACAACCTCAAACCGAGACAAGAGAACATCATCAATGCCTCCCTCCAATCACGCAGAAGAGCAGCAATCCTACGGCGGTCAGTCCTTCCAGCCCTTCGAGTTCGACGAGACGGTCGAGCCCGATCTCTACGACGGCAGCTACGAGCTCGAAATCTCCGACGTCAAGTTTCGGATGTCGAACCCCGATGCGTCGACGGGCGTCGCCTACCCGCAGCTCGTCATCGAGTGGAAGGCCATCGAGACCACCGAGGAGAGCGAAGAGTGTCGCCGCAGCGTCGGTAACACCATCAGCGAGTTCCTCACCTTCCGACCGAAGGGCGACCGCAAGGGGAACATGTCGAAGCAGCGGTTGACCCTACTGCGCAACAAATTCGGCATCGGCAGCGACGTCATGCCGACGCAGATCACTTCCCCCAGCGACTTCGACGACCTCCGCGGCGCGCTGAAGGGCCAACGCATGACGGCGACAGCGGTCAACAAGACCGACAAGACCGGCGCGTTGCGAACGAATCTCGTCATCGAAGCGGCGGGCGGTGGCGCCGTCGAGGCGGAGGAAGAGGAGACGGTTGCGAAGCCTGCAGCGAAGTCGCCGAAGGCAACCGCAGCCAAATCGAAGGCGGCGCCGTCGAAGCGTCGATAAAGACGTCGGTCGACGGTTAGTTGAGTGTCGTTTTCGATTCTCATCGGCCATCGAGTCTGAATAGCGGCGCCGCAGCGCTACGACGAAGGCTTCTGCGGCATCTTGAGGCGGCTGCTTCGGTCATACGAGCAGCAGACATAGACCCGTGGAGGGTTGAAAGCGGTGGTTCGTAACCCCGTCGCCTCTCTGACGCTTCGATAGCGTTTATTTGCGCGCGCAGACAGACGCAATCGATGCGTCACATTTGAATTCGATTTTGGAGAAACAAAATGTCTGAAAACCACGACAACGATTCGTCTACGCCGAAGAAGCTTCACGGCTTCGCAGCTTGGTCGAAAGAGCGTCAACGTGAGGCTGCCTCGAAGGGCGGTAAGACCGCTCACGCTCTGGGTACAGCTCACAAATTCTCTGGCGACGAAGCGAGAGAAGCCGGCCGACGCGGCGGGTTGGCCATCGCAGCGAAGAAGCGGCGCATGAAAGAAGAAGCAGAATTGAAGACATTCGTCGAAATCGAAGAAACGACGCCGCGATGATGCCGATGATGCCGCGAGTATTTCTCGTCACGCCTTACGCCGAAGTCATCGCAGACAAATACAAGACAGATGGATACAACTGGCTTCATCGGCCAAACGTCATCTTCGCGCAGCGTTGCATGGCTGATTGTCTTCGTCGCGAGGAAGCCGTCTTCGCTTGCCACTTGCTCTACACGCAACCCGGCGTCTTAGACGACGCCAAAACCGACGAAAGGCATCTCGGTCTAACCGCCGGTCGTCGGTTCCTCGCGGTCTGCGACCGCGCCGTCTGCTACGTCGATCGCGGCATCTCGAGCGGAATGCGCGGCGACTTGGAAGAGGCGTTGAGACTGAAGACGCCGATCAACTTTCGGCGGCTCGACGGAGCGATGGTCGGTGGAACGTTTCTTCATACGTATTCGGTTCCGCATTGGCCGTGCGGTTTGTGTCTAGACGTGGCGTTGTCGAAAGTCTCGGCGAGATGATGCAATCCTTCATCGTTGGCTTCGAGGATTTCGCCGACAAGCCGGCTTGCGTCATCAAATCCAACGACGGCGAAAACGCGTTCATTCTCGTTGCGCTGACGCGTGGCGAGATGACGATCGAGCGGCGCAATCGCATCGCGCGGTTGGCGCAATCGCTCGCCGTCGAATGTACGGGCGGGATGCCGCTAGAGATCAGCAACAACCCGAAGGATGCGTCGTGAAAGTCGAAGATTTGGTCGGCAAACGCGTGCGACTCCACCTCTCGGGCGGGCGCGTCGTCGAAGGTGTCTGCGGCGATACGGTCTCCCACGGTATTCGAGGCAACAGTTTCGTAGTGTTTCCGTCGCCGGACAAGCGAGGAATGTACTACGTCGATGCGTCGCGCCAGGTCGACGTTTGGCGCGACGAGGCGTGGATGGCGGTGGAGTTTGACAAGTGATCCCAATGCCTGACGAATTGGTGGGTCAATCAGAAGGATTCGATCTTCATCGAATTCTACTGATCCTAGGTGGAATGGCCTTCGTTATGCCGTTCTCGGTGGCATTCGTCTATTCTCTTGCGTGGCTAGTAAAGCGAGTCGACAACGAATTGTATCGTCGTGGTTACCGCAAATGAACGCCCTTCCAACCGGCGTCGCCTACGACGCTCGCGCGCATCTCGCCGAATGCGATAGGTGTCCGCTCGGTGGGAATGTTGTCGTTCCCCCCGACCCCCCGCGTCGGGCGTTGAAGCTCATCGTAATTGGCGAAGGCCCAGGCCGTTTAGAAGAACGATACGGAAGAGCCTTCGTCGGTCCGAGCGGCAAGATGCTCGATGCGGCGCTGCTCGAAGCCGGCGGCCATCGCCAAAACAGCTACGTCACCAACGTCATGCTTTGCCGCGTCGACGACGACAAGCAGATGGATGCAGCCATCGCCTGTTGCGCGCCACGTCTCGCCAAAGAATTGTCTGAATTGCCATCAGACATACCGATTCTATCGCTTGGCGCTGGCGCCTCTCGGATGACCATCGGCAAGTCGGGCATCCAAAAGTATCGCGGCTTCGTCTGGAAGGCGCCAGAGATAAAACAACAACAGATAAGAAATGCTGAAAGGCTTTACGAAAAACGCATCGAAAAAAAGCGAAGCCTCAAAGACGTCGAGAAGGCGTTGAACAGCTGGACGATTCTGAAGGCGAGACAGCAGATTCAAGGCCGAACCGTTATTCCGACAGTACATCCGGCCTACTTGCTTAGGGGTGCAGACGGGTGGTATCCGATCTTCCGCGTGGACGTCAAGCGCGCCATCGCCTTGTCGCTGAATCCTCATACGATTCTCGAAGATGAAGGCGCGTTCGTCAAGACGACGTCGCCGAAGGAGGCAGCAAAACTACTCCGAGGCTTCTCGCAAACAGTCTTGGTCGACATCGAGACCGACGCCCCCGACGCCATGCGAGCCGGCATCACCTGCGTTGGCGTCGCCGACGTCGGCGATCCGACCAAGATTGTCGTGATGGATCGCCGCAGCGAAAATCATCCGTGGCCTCGTGGCTTCATCAAAGTGTTGAAGCGATTCTTGCGCCGCCGAACCGTCGTCGGCCACAACATCAAAAACTTCGACGAGCCGGTATTGAACCGCTACGGCATCTTTCTCGGCAGCGTCGAGGATACACTAGTGGCGCATCGAAGTTACGCGAGTCATTTGCCGCAGTCGCTGGCGCACGTAGCTTCGGTTTATTGCACGAGCGCGCCGTGGAAGTTGAAATTCAAGACGTCGGAAGAGAAAGGAGCGGTCGCTGGGTTTGGCGTCAAGGCAGAGGACCTCGCCATGTACAACGCCGCTGACTGTAGGCTCAACGCCTTCGCTTGGTTGCGGATGCAACCCGACTTGAAGCGAGAGATGAGCGTCTACCGCGACGACACGGCGATGGCGGGGCTGTTCAGCCAGATGCAGCGGACCGGATTGCTTGTCGACGTCGAGAAGCAGCGTCAGCTCTCCAAGAAGTTGAAGCATCGCGCCGCCGCTTTGGTAGGTGAGATGCGCCAACTATTGCGCCGCCGCCAATTCAGCCCCGGTAAAACGGCCGACATCCGCAAGGCGTTGTACGGTCAGCTGAAGGCACCGCTTTGGCTCGCCCCGCCAACCCCCACCGGCCTTCCATCGACCGCCGCCATCGTCTTGGAGGCCCTAAAGGAGAGCGACACGCGCGCCGGCAAGCTCGCCGACTTGATCATCCGCTGGCGCTCCGCCAATGACAGCCGCAGCGAATACTTGGACGTGTATGTTCACCCTGATGGCCGCGTCAAACCAAGTTGGGGGCAAGTCGAAACTGGGCGGCCCCGCACGCGTGGGCCGAACATCCTCAACATCCCCCGCATCGCTTTCTGCTCGGGTTGCGGCGCGAAGCTGCTCGACGGCGTCATCCACAAAGACACCTGCAAAAAACGAGACGTACCGCAACCGGAGGAGATGCTCCGCGACATCTACGTTTGCGCGCCGGGGTGTAGCTTTGTTTACTATGATATTTCTCAGGCGGAGATGCGCCTAGCGGCCTATCTGTCTGATGACGAAAACTTCATCGCGTCGTGCGCGAAGGATATCCATACGGAGAACGCATGCGTGTTGTTCCCCGATGGCGCCGACTTGATCAGAAGTGATCCGCAGGGTCGAGGCAAGAAGTTCCGTGAGATCGCAAAAAGCTGCGGTTTCGCAGTCAGCTACCTCGCGGAGGCGCCTAAGATTTTCGCTACGCTCCGAGGAAAAGGTTTCGACGTGTCGATGGATGACGTCGAGACGATGCTCGACAACCTTCGCTCGTCCTACCGGCGCTACTACGCCTACGTCGAAGGCAACGTCGAGTTTTGCCGCAAGCATGGGTTTCTCAGAACGCCATTCGCCGGTCGGATCAGGTGGCTTGGTTATTTCCCCCGACCTACGCAGGTGGCCAACTTTCCGATTCAGTCGGGCGTCGCCGACATCGTCAACCGACGGCTCTTGGAGATGGAGAAGAGACGCACTAAAAACGCTCGGTTGGTCGTCTACCACTACGATGCTGCGATCTACGAGACGCCAGCTGCGGAGGTCGAGACGATGAAAGGTCTCATCAAGGAATTGTGGGAGGAACCGGTGGTCGTTCCGACGAACGGGCGCAGCTTCGTACTACCGATTGAGCTCAAAGATGGGAGTAGGTTGAGTGACTTCTGAAAGCGACAAACCTGATGCTCGCGAGCGAGAGCAGACGGCCCGCGCTTTGATCGTACGTCTTCGCGACAAGGCGTTTCTATACTCGGCCGACCCGATTCTTGAAGAGGCGGCTGACGAAATAGAACGCCTGCTGTCGGAGACGAAATGACCACCGACAAGCAGCTGACACGCGAAGACTTGTCGCCGGACCAGCGCGAGGTCTACGAAGCGATAATTAGATGGTGCCACGGTAGCCTCGGCGAACGTTATGGCAACTCGATGCTTCTCACGATCGGCGGATTTGCTGGCGTTGGAAAATCTAGCCTTTTAGGCGTCTTCGCAGCCGAGACCAAGCTGCGCGTCGCCTACTGCGCCTTCACCGGCCGAGCCGCATCTGTCTTGCAGCGAAAACTCCGCGCCGCTGGCTGCAACGCAGCGGTGACGACAATCCACCGCCTAATTTATCTTCCGGTCATCGATTCAAAAACCGAAGAAGTCTTAGGCTGGAAGAAGCGACAGCATCTCGACGGTATCGACTTGATTGTCATCGATGAAGCGTCGATGGTCAGCGGTAAGATGCTTGACGACTTGAAAATCTATGGCAAGCCGATCCTCGCCGTCGGCGACCACGGCCAACTCCCACCGGTGATGGATTCGGGCGACTTGATGAAGAACCCCGACTTGAGGCTTGAAAAAATACATCGCCAAGCTGAGTCATCGCCGATTATTCAATTCTCGAAGGTTGTTCGCGAGACCGGCTGCCTCGATCGGCGGTTGGCCGATGGCGACAAGATTCGTTTTGCGTCGAGACGTGACATTGAATCTGTTTTGGCTGATGCTTACAGATTCGTCGATCCTAGCTGGGAGCTCGTCTCCTACGCGTATCAAGAGCCGGGCTATGCGCTGATGTTCTTCAAACGGCAGCGAAAGGAAAACACATGAGAGTCAACATTTACGCCGAAGAGATGACAGACCGCGTCGAGATCATCTCGAAGGAAATTGAAGGTCAGAAGTTCACCGGGTTGCGCCTCTACTTGGAGCTGCCAGTTACGTTACCGCCAGAAATGGGAGTCGGTAGCGTGAGGGGACCGTTTCTGCATCACGCGGGCGACGACGACTCGGCGGCGGTGACCTTCTGGGGGAAGCGTGACCTCCGAGACGTTTTGCGCAAGATGCTCACGATGCTCGATGAGCACTACGCGAAGGGCGCTTGACAGAAACCGGAAGCGAGCTCATCATTGGAGGCAACATGAGCGACTGGAGCGAGGCTGAGTATCAAAACGCGTACGCCGATCCACCAGACCCGGAAGACGAGGAAGAAGACATGGACGAGTTGAGCCACTTTCGACGCATCGGAGGCGCAGAAGGCGCCGCCAAGCGAACCGGCGCTGGCTTCAACCGCGGCGCATCCAAACAAGACTATGCGACGCCTGTCGAATTCATCAAGGCCGTCAAGCGTAAATTCGCCATCAAGCGCTTCGCGTTTGATCTCGCTGCGACGCGCGACAACGCCGTCGACAACCTCGGACCGGCCGATCTTTATCTCGGACCCGACCACACCAACGCAACGTGCCGCGACGCGCTCACGTTCGCTTGGTCGAGACTGCCGAATGGTGACCTATGGCTCAACCCGCCATTTTCGCGCATCGAGCCATGGGCCAAAAAGTCTTACGAGTCATCTCTGATTCGTTTGAATGCTTCTGATTTGCCGCCGACGCCTCGACTGTTTCTGCTGATCCCCGCCGCCGTCGGAGCCAACTGGTGGTCGCGGTGGGTTCACAAGAAGTGTCGCGTTTACTTCTTGAATGGGCGCATCAGCTTCGACGGAAAGAATGGGTATCCGAAGGATTGTGCGATTTGCTTGTATGGCGCGCCTATTGGCTATCGCGTCTGGCGTTGGAAGGAGACGAAGGCGAAATGAAACTGACAGACGAAGAGTTGCGCCGTCTTCGGTTGGAGACGCCGCGTGGCGTAACGCGAGAGGCATTCGCCGAATATCTAACGCGCGAGCGATTCAACGATATCATCGATGAGCTGCTCGCGGCGCGGCGTGTCGTCGAAGCGGCGAGGCAACATCTCGTTGCAGCTGTTTCGCAGCAAAGAATAATCGACGCCATCGTCGACTACGACAAGGCGACGCGATGACACCGACGACAATGCCTATCTGCGGCGTCAAACTTCGCGACTCCGGCGTCTGCGGTAGCGCCGCCACCTGGGTGGTCGTCACCCCCTGGAATCAACGCCGACTCGTCTGCGACGACTGCGCGCGTCACTACGCAGCAGTGTCGGGGTTCATCGCAAGGCCGATCGACCAGGTCTGTGATAGCTGCAATCAACCGCTGCCGAAGAACTACGGCTTCTATTGCTGGTGTGGTTCAGCGACCAACGTCAAGCGTTACAACGTCGACGGCTTGTGGTTCACGTTGTGTGAAACACATCAGCCGCTACGGCTGTCTATTCTCTGGCGTCGGCTGTGGCTTCGTCTGAAATTTCGATTGATTAGTCTTTTCAAGAAGCCGAAGGAGATGTCTGCTGCAGACATCGCTGATTTGACGGAGATGGCGCGACGGCGCGCGAAGGGAAGCAAATGAATCTTATCGGCATCTGCGGTCGAGCCGGCGCAGGAAAGGATACTGCCGCCGACGTCTTGGTGAAGGATTTCGGCCACGTCAAAGTCGCCTTGGCCGACCCGATGAAACGCGCATGCGCTGAATGGTTCGGCTGGGATGAACAAACGCTGTGGGGTCCAAGTGAACGGCGGAACGAGCCTCACGCGCGTCTCGGTGGTCTGACGCCGCGTCACGCGCTGCAGACGCTCGGCACCGAGTGGGGTCGCCGATGCTACAAAGACGTTTGGGTAGACATCGCGATCCGAACGGCGGCGAAGCTGCTGGACAATCAAACGCTATCGCAAATTGACCGGCGAGATGGGCAATGGATGTATAATCCACAAGAAGGCGCGTACTGGCTTTATTTCAACGTAGAGACTTTGCCGCAACACCGCGGCGTCGTCATCTCCGACGTGCGCTTCCCGAACGAAGTCGCCGCCATCAAAGCCGCCGGAGGCCGCATCTGGAAAATCGTTCGGTCTGAGTGGTCTATAAAAGACTTCGCGTGGAAACACCACGCGAGCGAATCATACGCCGACGGTATCGAAGCTGATCTCGACATCGCCAACGTCGGGTCGCTCGAAACGTTCCAACAGATGATTCGAGATTTGATGAGGACGGGATGACGAATCGAACCGACTGTATTTACGTCTTAGATCACGGCTTCGTCAAAGTCGTCGAATCGTGGGGGAGCGACGAGCGCATCATCGAAGCCGCGCGGATGTCGACGGGGAAGGGCTTCTTGGGATGGGGGCCGAAGCATTCGAGCGAATGCGCATGCGGCGGAAATGTCGATGCTGATTCGACTTGCGTTGGCGTCTCCGGCGACGAGAAGTTGCTTCGCTATCTCTACGAGAACAAGCACGCGACCCCCTTCGAGTTCGCCGGTCTCATCGTCGAGGTGCAAGCGCCTATCTTCGTCTTTCGAGAATGGTTGCGCCATCGGACACAAAGTTTCAACGAAATGTCCGCTCGTTACACGCCGCTGCCCGACCTCAACTACATTCCAACCGTCGAAAGATTGCTCATCCAAAGCGGCACCAACAAGCAAGCGGCTTCGACCGGCGCGACGCTGACGGAAGAAAACGCCAAACGCTTTCAGAAGCAACTCGGCGAAGTCTATCGTCACCAGCAAGACATCTACGAGAACGCGCTCGCCGCTGGTGTTCCGAAAGAACTGGCGCGGATTCATCTCCCCGTCGGCCGCTACAGCCGCATGCGCGCATCGGCGAATCTCCGCAACTGGCTTGCCTTCCTGACGCTACGGATGGCCCCAACGGCTCAATTCGAGATTCGCCAATACGCCGACTGTGTTTGTCAAATTGTCAGAGAGAAGTTTCCGCGCACGTGGCAGCTATTTATCGAAGCAGATGAAGCATCAAGACGCCGATGATTCGTCTCACTGCCATCATCTGCTTCACAATGACGACGTCGTGTCTTGACTATCCATCGTCTTACTCCGTCGGCATCTCCGGCTTCACCACCGACCGCAAAGCCGTCGTCATCGAGGCCATCGACAAGTGGAGCGACGCCACCGACGCGCGCCTCGTCACCTACGACGGCTGCGATGGCAACAGCGACAACGACATCTGCGTTTACGGCATCGACAACGCCGAGACGGCCCGACGTGGCTTCGTCGACGCTCATCAGCCGCGACTTGGCTTCACTTACATCATGACGCGCCAAAATCCGTTCGACCCGTTCGGACCGCAGGTCTTCATCAACAACGACAAGACGGGCCTACTCGGCGTCTTGAGCCACGTCGTGCAGCACGAGATGGGGCACGCGATGGGATTGGAGCACACCGGCGTCGGGACGGTCATGTACCACGCCACCAGCGGCATCGTCGAAACGCAGACGGTGGCAGCGCAAGACGTGACGACGGCAGACGTAGAGCAGTGGCGGAGGCTACGGAGGTAGAATGTTTCGCTTTATCGTTTCGTCGGTGGTCGAGCGCGTTGTCTTCGCGCTGCCGCTCTACCTGTCGGCCCGACGGCTTGGATTGAGTCGATGGCGAGCGCTCCGCATCGCTGTAGCGCCGTTGAAGAAGTAAATGAAAGCCGATAGTTCAATCGCGCTTGTCATTAGCTGGTACGCCCAACCGATGCTTTTGGCCGTTCGCGAACCACGTGGTTTGTGTTTGCCAGGTGGAAAAGTAGAGCCCGATGAGACGCCACAAGCAGCGTGCTGCCGTGAGCTTCGCGAAGAGACCGGCATCAAAACATTACCTGGGCACATCGTCTATATCGCCGAGGGCTTGAGCGGCACCGAAGACGATCGGTTGGTGCGCATCTACCACGTCCGAGAAGCAATTCTACGTGGAGCGTGTGGTCAGTGGACGACCTTCGAGAAGCTGCTCGCCGAATCGCCGTTCGCCGACTTCTACAGGCGCCATCTGCCGAGCGGCATTGTTCACCTACCGCTGACGCGCTTCCACGTTGGCTGAGCTACACTGACGCCATGCCTTCCACCCGCCTCTCCAGCGCCGAAAAGCCCACCATCGAAGGTCTCGTTGCAGAACGCCGCACCTACGACGGCAAGTGGGTAGGATTTTGGAACGACGGTACGATCGTTGTCGGTCATCCGGTGGTGAACAAAACGATCGCGCGGAACGTACCCAAAGCGCTCTGGTTTATCATCGCCGATGACGTTTCGCTCTACGACGAAGCTGAACTAAAAGGACTCGTCAAAGCGGCGCGGAAGGCATATGACCTCCACAAGCGCGAGCCACATCGAGTCCGAAGCGAAGATCTACTCCGTCTCATGCGTTCGTATGCGCCGCCAACGCATGCGGCAGCATCAGAGACGACGCGTCTCTCCAGCGGCGACGTCTCCTCGTCCGATCGCCCGACGACGACCCCCGACGAGTCCGGCCCCCGCATCGTCGCCGCCGGTACCTACGAGGCGGTGCTGCGCCGTTGTCTCTCAGATTTAGGATCGAACGACCCGGACATCTTGCTGCGGATGAGCGGCGACTTCTGGAAGCGTTGCCGCGACGCCGGAGTCGATCCGAAGGTGGCGGCGACGACCATCTACACCGCCGAGCGGCATCACCATGAAGTCGCGCGCGTCGTGATCAAAGAAGCATCCGAAACATCTTCAGCGTCAGAATCGCCAACGATGCTCGGCGAAGAGTGGGAAGTCATCGTCAGGCGTCACGGCGCATCGATGAACAAGATCGTCGAAGCTGCTGGTAAGAAGGCTGACGCCGTCGAAGGCCCGAACGTCATCTTCGGAGACTTCCGCGACGATGAGAAGGCAGCGGCGTTTGCGCGCAAGATGACGAAGGCTGGTTTTGTTAGCTACTATGGCCCGCACAAACAAATCTCTGCTGAGGCCAAAGAGACTTCGACGTCGCCGTTTCAGCGGCCAGACGCGCTAACGCATGCGCGCGGCTACTACAAGCAGTATCTACAGGTCGAGAAGGAAGATCCGGGCGGTCTCCACTCGAGCGAGCTTCGCGGCTACCTTCTCGCGCAATTGCTTCGCCAAGATGGATCGATCCCCACCTGGGATGAAGCGGTCGCGCTGATCGATGGCGGCGCCGAATTGTCGGACGCAGAAATCGCCGCCATCGCCGCCGCTGTCGTCGCCTCGGGTGGATCGACCGACAAAAACGTGGAGAAGCTAGGCGGAAGATCATTCAGTCACTATGGCGCGCCACGACGATTGACCGACCACGAATTGGCGCGCGTGCAGCAATGTATCCACGCAGCAGACGAAGCAACCGAAGCCGACGACAAAAAACCAGACTGGGCGCAGCGCCGTTTCCTCAAGCTGATCAAAGAGGTCCGCACCAACGGCGGGCGCGCCCGAATCGCCGACCTGCGCGATCGCCTTCCATTGCTATCGAAGTCGGAGTTCGATCAGACGCTCGTACGGATGCAGCGCGAGGGCTTCATCGTACTCTACCCCATCGACAACCCTCAAGAGATGAAGCAGCGCGACATCGACTCCGCCGTGAGCATCGCCGGTGACCCGCGGATGCTTATCTACATCGAGCCGGCGTGGGAGAGCTTCGTAGTCAACGAGGCTGAGGAGATGCCGCGCGGCGAAGGTGGCGTGCAGTCGCAAATCGCAGCGCGAATGCAGCCGGTTGAAGTAACGCCAGACAAATCAGCTTGTGTGACGTGCATCCCATGGATCAAAGTCTCTCGCGACCCCGCGCAGCACGCGGCCATCGCTGAGCTCGCGAAGAAGTTCGGCAAGATCCGAACGCCGCGCGATGTCTACGCCATCGTCGGCGACGACTTGAACCGCGAGACACAAGAGGTCTTCCTCGTCATCGCGCTGAACGTTCACTCGCGGCTGATGTGCGCCCCCTACGAGATTGCACGAGGGCAGCGTGACCGAGTCGCCGTCGGCATCGACAACGTCATGGACGCCGCCTCCGACGCGCGATGCGCCGCCTTTCTAGTTTGCCATCAACATCCTGGAGACTCACCCGAGCCCTCCGAGGCCGACTGGAAGCTCTACAAGGATATCGTCAAGGCGACCCCACCTGGTAGAGTTTGTATCGACAGCCTCGTCGTCGGACCAGCGAGCATCTATAGCTGCGCCGAGAAAAAGCTCCACAAAATCGCTGCGTCGAGGCGTTGACTTTCGGCGCAAGCAGACTCATCATTGACGACGCATCGATTCGTTGGAGAAAGAAAAAATGACAGCCACGACAACGCCGACGCCGGTGACGCCAGAAGCCGCCGATGACATCGTCGACTTCGACGAGCGAAAATTCGAGACGCAGGAAGACTTCTCGAAGGCGCTCTTCAAGGAGATCCTCGATCGATCCGGCCTGGATTCGTTCGGAGACGTCCCGATCCCCAAGCGCGCCGTGTGGGAAGACCCCGGTGGGTCGCTGATGAACATCGAGATCAACGAGCCGTCGCCCTTCGACAAAAACTCCATCGTACTTGGGCTCTTCCACGACGATGAAGAGGTGCGTGTCTATACCCTCCCGAAACAACGAGGCGAAGCGAAGCGCTACTGTCTCTCCAAGCGCGGTCGCACGTTCGTCGTCGAGACCTTCTCGTCGCTCGAGATGATCATCGACTCGTTGGCCGAAGAGTATCACGTCTTAGGTATCACTACCGAAGTCATCGACGACGATGACGACGACGACGAAGACGAAACTCCAGCGAATGGCGTCACAAACGATGGCGTTGCTGCAACGCCTTCGTCGGCAACGCCGTCGGTGACGTCGTGAATACCACCGTCACGTGCGTCTATCGCATCGCGCAAGGCGGCGCGGCGTTGACGACGCTTCAGTCGAAGGTCGCCGCCGTCGTCGTCAACTCTTCCATTCTGTCGACGCTCGGCGCGCGTATCACGAGCGACGTCACTACCATCGCCGCCGGTTTCGCCATCCGAACCATCGTCTTTTCGATCGTGCCGACGGTCGCAGCCGGCGCGACGGCAGCGCTCAACTCCAACGACTTCCTCTCCGGCGTGTCGGTCTTCTCGGCCGGCTCTGACTACATTCTGCCGCCCGTCGTCAAATTCGCTGGTGGAAACCCCTACAAAATCGCGTCGGCGCGCGCGACGTTGAAGGCCGTCGGCGTCAACGTCGTCGCTGGTGGCTCAGGCTATACCGCAGCGGCGGTCGCAACAGCCGTCGGTGCGATCAACCCCAACCATGACATCAAGCTCGGCCAAGCCCCACCGAAGCCTGTCTTGATGACGTTGACGCTTGGCGGTGGCGGAGCCATCGTCGGCGTCGCCATCACCGATGCGGGCGCTAACTACGAAGGCGTTCCCTCGGTTGTCGTCACCGACGTCGTTGGGGGTGGAAGCGGCGCCATCATCGATCTGTCGATGGGCGTCAGCGCCGTCGATGTGATCTACCCCGGGCAAGGCTTCCAGGCGGTTCCGGCGTGTCAGCTGATCCCAGCCTTCCGTGTGATGTTCCCCGACGGACCTTCGCAGGCGGCACCTTTCGCGAACCTCATGACGACGGCGATTGCGCAAGCAGTGATGACGCCGGTCGTTGCGGATGCGCCGGTGTTGTCATGACGCGCGAAGATGACAACTACGACGAGCGAGACGACGATGACGGCGAAGGCGAGCCGCCTGAAGAAGTCGTCGAAGCCAAAACGAAGGCAATACCGCCGAAGAAGCGCAATCCGAAAGCGCGAAACGGCGTCGGTGGAGCGTTGGGTGGTGCGCCCGAAGATTCGCCGCGTGAAGCTGAGCTGCTCTGGCTGTGGATTCTCGCGCGACTTCCCAGCGAAGGCCGCTCCGCCTACGACGTGACCATCCAAGTCTTGCAGCTCGATCCACCCGCCTCAAACGGCCGCGCCTTCATGGTGGGAAGCTTCGGCGGTGGCGCAATCCGCGGCAGCGAAACTGTTGATCCGTCGCAGGCGTTGATCAGCTACGTCACCGACAACTTTCACATGCCGCGGTCTCAGTCGAGACAGTCGGTGACCTACCAGATCCGCTTCATCTGGGCATCGAACAGCCAGCAGATGAAGCGCGGCGAGCTGACGCTTCCCCCGCGCGACGAGATCATCGCCGTTCGACAAGAAGAGGCGCGCCAGCGGCAGGCCAACGGCGAGCCGGTGACCCCCTACAACCCGCCGCCGATGCATCAGCAAGGCGTCGGTGTGCCGCAACCATGGCCGCAGCCGTTTGGCTTTCCGCCGTCTTACTACCCCCCGCCTGCCGGTGGCGATGCGCAGATGATGCCGCAGCTGCTGACGATGATGCAGGAGATGTGGCGCGCGCAGCTCGAAGGCCGCCCACCCAATCCCGCAGCTGCCGGTGTCGCTGCGCCACCACCCGCGCCTCTCAACGAAGACAGCATCGTACAGAAAACGACCGCCAGCGTCTTGATGGCGCTGCAGCAAGCCGGCATCTTGACGAAGCCAACCGCCGGTGTCGCCGCCGCAACGCCAACGCCTGCGGTCTCGCCTGCGTCGCCGGCTGCATCGAATCCATTCGCAGGCATGATGGAAAAAGCCGTCGGTCGCATGTTCGAGGCGGCCGTCGGTGAGGTGGAGAAAAGCGTCAAGAAGACCATCGCTGGCGTCGGCAAGCCGCAAGACGACGACTATTACTTCGACGACGATGACGATGGAAAGAAAGGCGGATCATCTTCGCCTGCATCTGCAGCCGTTGGCGTTGGCGCGCCACCGACACCGCCGAAAGAAGACGCCTTCGATCTGCCGTGGGCGACGAAGCCAGTCGCCGATGCGAAGTGGGGCGACGGCCGCCCAGTCGTCTACGCCGAAGACAAAGAGACCGGCAACTTCTCGTGGCAGGGCGCGCTCATGAGCAACCCCACCGTGCTCGAGAAGGGGATGGAAGCCGCGCAGGGTCTCGCCGGAGCGTTGACGAACATCGTGAAGCAGGTCGGCGCCAAAGCTTCCGCCGGCTTCGCGCAGGCGCCGCAGAATCCGCCGCCGCAGATGACGCCGAAGACGGTTTCGATACCGCCTGCCGCAACGGTTGTGGCGGAGACGCCCGCGGGCGCGGTGGATGCGACGCCAAAGTCTTGGAAAGACGGCGACTAGCAGCTCTGCTACGATTGCGGTGTGACAACGACGCCGCATTGGCCGCAGGTAGTGGTGCCGCGCCGTGTCGGTGTCGCCGGTCTGACCGATTTTGAGGCGCACTTCGCGTCCGACCCCAACTTTGCGTCGGCGTGGAACGATGTCGGTGGCCAGCTCCTCGCCGAAGGCGCTAGCAGCTCGCAGGTCGACCAAGCGAAGACGTGGTTCGTCAACGCCGTCGAGGGAGCTGTCCCTGGGGTAACCGGCGACCAGGCCATCGCCTCCGCGAAGCAGCTCGTGCTGCTTGGGCAGACGGTCATGGGCGCCGTCGCTACGGTGCAAGGTCTTCTCCAGACCGTCGAAAGTGGGTCGGTCCCACAAATTACGCAGGCGTTTACCGGCGTCTTGATCAGCCTCGGCGTCGGCACTGGGTTAGTCTCGGCCGGTATCGGCGCGGCCATCGCGCTCGGCATCTCCGTCGTGTTGGCGGCGCTTCAAGACCTTGGATTTTTTACTAGCAACGCCCCTCCGACATTTGACATCCCTGGGTGCGGCAAGTGGTACTGGGTGCCGGACTACCTCATCGGATGCATGGGCGTTCAAGCGAAGGGCGGCACTGCCAACGATCCGCTCTTGACGCAACCCTTTCATGTCGCGCCGGGCTCCCCCAACTGGCGGACGTTCCCGGTGCCGGGCAACATCATCCCATACGTCGAAGGCGCGGACAAAGAATGGTACGTCCCTGGGTTGGGGATGGTTGGCCACTGGAAGGGCATCTTCATCGACTACGGCGCCGTCGATGCAAGCGATGGGCGGCGGCCGATCGATCGCGCGTTTCCGAATTTTCGGCAGCTCGAAGCGGACAGCGGACCGGGAGCAAGCGACTTCCAGCGCGCGTTCGGTGGCGCATGGCGAAGCAACGCGGAGTATGCGTTCAACGGGTTGAAGCCGCAGCCAGACGAACAGGTGCTGCTCCATACCATTCGATTGTGGAACCGTTCGCACGATGGCCCCGCAGTTACGCTCGATCAAAGCAACGCGACCTACGCCAATTCGCTCGTCGACGCCGCCGTCAACAACGTGATGTCGAGTGACATCGGTTTGCTGTCTGGCCAAAGCTTGCTCGTCAACGCCGGTGGGTTGAAAACCCAAACGCCACGTGTCGTCACGCTGCATCTAGGCGGTAGTTTCGATTCAGCGACGTCGCCAACAACCGGCCTTATGTCGTCGACGGGTGGAAAAATTCTCGCGGGTACAGCTGCAATCGGCGGCGCCGCACTGCTCGGAAGCGCGGCGTACGCCTTCGCAAAGAAAGAGAGCATCGGCGCCGTCTGGAAGAACGTCTTCAAGACGGTGACGAAACCTCTGAGAGGTGGAAGATGAGACGAAGACACGGTCGTAGAAATCCTTCGACGCAAACGACGACGCTGCTGATCGCCGGTGGCGGTTTGGCGCTGCTCGGCGTTGGCGTCTACCTCTTCACGAAGAAGCCAGCGGCGGCGACAACGACGACTGCGATCACGGCGACGTCACCAAATTCTCGACCGTTCGGTGACCCCGCCAACACGTCGAGCGTCGCGTTCGCGTGCAACACCTGCTGGAAGCTGAACGCACTCGGCCATCCGACGCAGGCGACGGCGTGGTGCACGAAATGCACCGCCAACGGTGGGGTAGTACCGCAAAGCGCTGCTCAGTTGTATACTTGAGGCGCCGGTAGTCATTTTTGACGGCGACGCAAGACGAAAAGATAAAAAATGGCCGACATTTACGACACGCTGACCCCCGCCGACCAGGCAACGGTTCGCTCGAAGCTGCTCGCGATCGTGCAGTCGAAGCCCTGCCCGAACGTCGACGTGACAGGCATCACCACCGTCGACAGCCTCACCAGCGCGGACAATCGCGGCATCGCCATCGATTGCTTCCAGCAAGCGCACAAGGTTGGCGCCGTCGCAGGCGCGCTCGATCAGGCGACTTACAGCGCGCTCGTCGGATGGTGGCCCGCGCGGCCGTTGTGGCAGAAAGCGGCGATCGTCGGCGGAGGCGTCGCAGCGGTGGCGGTTGGATACCATCTCATGGCGAAGCGAAGCCGTCGGCGTCGGCTAAGTCGTTGATGTAAACGTCTGAAATTTCAGACAATTTTCAACTTTCAAACGCAAAAACAACCAAACGAGACTCCGATGACGAAGAAACATCAGACGTACATGATCGTTGGTGGCGTCGCGCTCGCGGCGCTCGCCGTCGGTGGCATCGCCTACGCGCGCATGAAGGCGGCAGCGCCTCCAGTTCCTGCCGGTCAGCTTCCCGCCGGGACCCCCGCGACCACTTTCACCGCCGGTACGAAGTACACCTTCGCCGCCGTCCTCCCCGCGGGCGCGACCGACCAGGCGACGCTCGTGACGATGCTCCACACCGCAGGGTGGCAGACGCCTGCGGTCATCTTCTTCGGTCCGACGAACACCGGAACGATTCCGACCGGTCTCGAGGCCAACACGTCGGGGTACGTCGCGACGGGCATTTGGCAGGGCCCCGCCACACCGGTACCGGCGGGTGTCATCGCTGTCGTGTCGCCTCCGTGATCGACGCTGCGGTCTCCTCACAGCTTTCGACGCTTCGCTTTCGGCAAAGTCTCGTCGACGCTGCGCCATCGCCCGGCGGCAGTAGCGAAATCGTCGCGCTCGTTCCGTTCAACTTCGCGACGACGACGTTGGTGCTCGGCCCAATCCACGCTGGGTGGGTCGTCAACGAGGTCGTCTACGACATCCTGACGCCCTTCGCTGGCGCAACGGCGCTGAAGTTCGGCACGTCGACCAACGCGAGCCTCTTCTTCGAGCTCGATACCCCCATCATCGGCATCGCGCAGCAGTACGTTTCTCCGCTCATCATCGTCGCTCCGATCAACGATATCCTGCTGTTGAACGTCAGCGGTGGCGCTTTGGCGGGCGCAGGTTTACTGTTCTACCGGATCTTCACGCCGTAGGTAAGACCAGATGGCGAACGCATTTCAACGACTTGCCGGCGTCATCGCCAACTTCTTCCAGATCGGCGGCCCCGCCGGCCCCGGCTGGAACGCGAACGGCGGCGCCATCGAAGGCCGCAACGCCGCCAATTCAGCGTTTGCGATCGTTCGGGGCGCGACCCCCGTCGGCGACAACGACCTGACGACGAAGACCTACGTCGATACGATCTTCAAGCCGATCCCCGTCTCGCTTCAGTTCAACGGTGGCAGCGCGCTGCCGAGCAACAGCGGCACCGAGCAGTACTACGTCGTCACGACGACCGGGGTCAACGCGACCATCGGTCAAGTTCTCTGGGATGACGGGTCTGGCGTTGGAACGGTCACCGTCCTTCCCGCGAAGACGGGCAACGAGATCGTCACGACGGCTTCGTTCTCTGGCGGCACGATCACGCTTCAGTCGAACCAAAACTACGTCTGGTCCGGTACGGCGTGGCTCAACATCTCCCCCTCGGTTGCTGGCGCGCTCCTCTGCATCCGTCTGCCGATCACCAATGCGGCATCGCAGAGCTCCGCCACAACGATCCCCGCCAACGCCGTCGTCGCGCGAGCGCTCCTCAACATCACGACCCCCTACTCCGGTGGCGCGACCATCTCCGTTGGCCAAACAGGATCGACGGCGCTGCTGATGGCGACGGGTGACAACGTCGCGACGCTCGCCAACATCTACGACGCCCCCCAAGACACCGCGTGGGGCGCGAGCGCGCTGGCGTTGCTCGTGACCGTCGGTGGCGCGCCAGCTGCAGGTGCTGGCTTCGCGGTTGTATATTACAGCATCCCGCAGGTTTGACGCATGCAACTTCGAGTCTGAGATGAGCGGTTTCAACAACAACAGCGGCACGACGCAGTCGTCTTTCGAGATCGGCGGCCCCGCCGGACCGGCGCTGCAAAGCGATCCGCTCGTTCAAGCGATCAATCTGCTCGACCCGACGGGAACGATCCTTCTCGCACTGCGAGCCGGTTGGGCCGTCAACCCCAACGACGTCGTGACGCTCGTGCGGCTGCAATCGATTCTGAATCCACCGCCGCCGTTGGGCGATCCATGGGCGTCTTCTTCCGCAGGATGATGGGGATGACATCGTGAGCCAACAAGGACCGACCGGCTTCATCACCTCGCAGGGGCTGCCCAACCCGAAGCTGCCCGATGGCCAAGGCGTGTTGGCTCGTGTTGGACCGCACCGTGAGGTCTACACGAACCTTGTGCTGCCCGACTTCAAGACGTCGGCGGACGAGGGGAGCTACTTCACGGGAACGAACGCAACGTTTGGCGCGGCTATAGCCGCAGCAAATCAAGCGGCCTTCTCGGCGACGTCGGCTATCTTCACCTTCTTGAACAAGGCTGGCGTCGGTGGGCCGCGAACCTATCTCGACTACATCCGTTTGATTTGCACGGCAGCTGGAACAGCGTCGGCGAGTATGCAAATCGGCGTCGTTACCGACGCGATCGTACGTGGAAGCGCCGGAACCCCCGTGACGTTGGTGTCGCCCAACCAAGACGCTGGTGTCGGCGCGAACACGCAAGTGCTCTACACCCCGACGGTAGCGGCTGCAGGTCTTGCTGCGAGAAACGTCGATCGCGCTTGCGCCAAAGGCGCAGGACTCGCGATAGGCGATGAAATTCTGCTCGTCTTCGGAACCGTCGAGAAGTCAGCGAGCGCCGCATTCGCTGCAACAGCCGGGCGATTCGTGGTGCCGATGGCTCCAGTCATCCTTGGGCCTGGCAGCGTTCAGAGCGCCGTCATTCATGCGTGGTTTCCGAGTATCACCGCAGCAGCATCGTTCGAGTTCGCCGTTGGTCTCCTCGAACGTTGATTGTCAAGCGCTTTCGCTGCTAGACTGACACCCATGGCGAAGAAACCCGAGCAAGACCGCGCTCTCATCATCGTCGGCATCGTCGGCGCTGCTGCGGTCGTCGGAGGGGCGCTCTACTTCGCCTTCACGTCGCAGCCGAAGACAGCGACGGCATCGCAGGCCAACCCCACCCCGACGCCGCCAACGACCGACACCGCTTCGGCGACTCCGCCAACGCAAGCGCCGTCGTCGACGACTTTCGCGATGCAAGTCACCGGCGACACGTCGATCGCGCTGAAGAGCGGTGAATCTGTCGCGCTTTCGTTGCCAACCGTTCCTGCGCCAGCGGCGATGTGGCAGGTCGTCATGGAGAACCACGACGGTCGTGCGGAATACACGGTGGTGGATGCGACGCACTTCAACGTGATCGCAGAGATGCCCGGCGTTTCGGTGCTGCGGTTCACCCCCATCAGCGCGCAGGGCGGATCGATCGGCCTTCCTGGCCTCAACATTACGCTGTCGATCAGCTGATGAGCGCCTGGACGGGCATCATCATCGGCGGTCTCGTCGGTGGAGGCTTAGGTTTCGTCGCGACGAAATTCTTGTTGAAGAAGCCTGACGCTGGCGTCATCGGCGCTGCCGCAGCTGCGGGCGCGCTCGCCGGTGGCGCGTTGACCGCGACCCCCGCAACCGCCTCGTCGTCACCGACGTTGCACATGCTCTTGTTGGCGCACGGCGACACCGCCCTCGCGACGAAGATCGGCGACGTCGTCGATTTGCTTCCCGCCGCTGGTTTGACGGTGAGCGCCATCGACGCGCATGGCAGCGACGCCATCGTCGTTGCGTCGGTCAATCCCGCCACCGTCAATGCGGTGAAGCTCGGCGGTGCGCTGCTGGCGGTGACGCTTTCCGACGCGTCGAAGGTCAACGTCAAAATCACCGTCGCCGCTTGACTTTCGACGCTAGCGGCGTCTTGCGGTAGACTGAACGCCATGGACATCAATGGCGGCGCTAAGGTAGGGCTCGCGACGGTGCTCGGAGGCGGCGCCGGTCTCGTCTTCGGGTTCTTCGTCGGTGAAATCCTCGACGTGAAACGTCCCGGTCAAATGTCGCTGGCGTTGGCGGCGCTGGGTGGGCTCACCGGCGCGATGGTCGGCGGAACCTTTGTCGCTCCGACGCCTGCGTCACCGACAACTCCGGCTCTGCAGCCCATCGCTTCGACGGCCGTGACGACTCCGCCGACGCCTGCGACGCCGTAAAAAGATGAGCGACTTCTCGCCTTCGCTGCAAAACGCGGCCGCCGCCGGTATCCCGACGACGCGGCAGCCGTATCTCGACGGCAACGCTGGCGTTCGCCAGAGCCTCGAAGCGATGGCGCTGAAGATGCGCGAGGGCCGCGTTGATCCTGCGGTAGTCGGTTGGGCGGGTGGCGTTTTGAAGGATGCGGGGTTGGACGGTCGCGACGGCTTTCCGATCCGTCGTCAAGTCTCGGCGTTGCTCGAAGCGTTGCGCAGCCAAGTCATTTACGCGCCCGATGCGTACGGCGCTGAAGTCGTGTCGAGCGCGGCTGCAACGCTCTGTCTACGACCGAACCTCTGTCTTCACCGCGGCGACTGTTTCCCGAGCGGGACGTTGCTTCTTCGAGAAGACTACGAGCTCGTTCCGATCGAAAAGATCAAGGTAGGCGAGCGAATCTGGGGGCTCGACGGTTGGACGACCATCAAAGCGACCGCCTTCAAGGGCAACCTCGCCGTCGACGCGATCGAGATGAACAACGGCTCGACGATGTTTTTGACCGGCGAGCACAAGGTCTTCGTCGGGCGATGCAAACACGATCGGACGATCTGCCCGTCGTGCTATCCGGCGCTACGACGAGAGCGCTTCGAGCGGGTCTCTGTTGCGGACCTTCAAGAAGGAGAGGTTCTTCTTCAACCCGAGCGAATCGCCTTCGGCTCTGAAGAACCAGATCCCGGACGCATGTATATCGAAGGGCTGTACATCTCCGACGGTTGGTCGGAAGAAAACCGCTTCGCCATCTCCGGCAAGGACGGCTGTCGAAAAGAAGCGCAGAAGCACGAGGTCAAAGCGATCTGTGAGCGGCTCGGCATCCCGACCTACTGGCACAAGAGGTACATCCGCATCAACGATGCCGCATGGGCCAATCGTCTAGCGCAGCGTGGAACGCGTGCACGCTTCAAGCACATCGAGACGCTCAACCTCAACGAAGCCGCCGCCGAAGCACTGCTCCGCGGGGTTATGGCCGACAGTACCGCGAACACGAACGGCCCCGGTCGAACATTCTCGACGACGTCTCGAGAGCTGATGGTTCAGATGCGCATCTTGCAGCGCATGTTCGGCGTATCGACGGGGCTCAAAATGTTGACCCCCGCGCAACACGGCGGCGTTGGAACGCATAATCTGTGGCGTCTCGGCGTCCGAGCGACGAACGGCCGTACCGAAAAAACGCTGGCCGTGAAGTCGATCGACCGCGCCGTCCGAAAGGTTCCGTGTTGGGACATCCAGACGGAAGACCACTACGTCTACCTCGCCGAGCATGATGTGACGGTCTCCAACTGTGACGATCTCGCCGTCGCGCTTGGTTCTGCAACCCTTTCGTTGGGCATTCCGACCGTCATCGTGAAGCAAAACTTCGGCGGCGAAAATCAAGAGCATGTTCTCATCGCCTTCCAGGACGAGAACCAAGAGTGGACCTACGCTGATCCCTCGACGAAGCTTCCCGTCGGTCGCGCACCGCAAGGTGCCGTCGATGAGATCTGGATCGACCCGATGGGGCCGGTTGGACCGATTCCAGAGGCTGGCGCTGAAATCGTCACGCTTGGATCTGCGATAGCGTCTTCGTTTTCGTCTGAGATTCATTCGCCAGTCGAAAGACGGATGCATTTCGCCGGCAACCATTGGTGGCATCACGATGCGTCGGGTGTCTCTGTCTACGTCGACGACGCATGGCTTTCGACAGGTCTCTCTGGAATCCCTTCCGAAGTCGGCGTCGGCACCATCTTCGGTGCGCCAACGGTCAACGAGATGATCGATTTCGCTTCGGTGGTCGGCGCCGAGATGAAAGACATCGGCGCGGTACCGACGACGTGCACCGGTTGGCCGAAAGACCCCGTCGGCTACCAAGCGTGGCTGATGGACATGCAAGACACGATGGCCGAGTTTCAGACGGCGAGCGACGCAGCGTTGGCGAAATTCAACTCGACGTCGAAGTATCTGCGCGACTTCACGTCGGCACCGGAGGAAATGAACGCGCTCGCCGATGTGGCTCGACAAATCACCGACTTGGATCGCCGACTGCGCGCAGCAACGGGTGGCGCCGGTTGCTCGGCCCCGACCTACGCCGACGTGCAGCAACCCCAGGCTATCGATTGGGACCTGCAGGGCTATCAAGGCGCCGACTTCGCCGCGAAGGTCGTCGAAAACGCCGGCAAAAAAATCGCAGGCGCGGCGCAACCAGCGGGCATCGCGTTTGGTGGTCTCATCGTCGGCGCTGCGCTCGCCGTCGCCGGCTTGATCGTGTTGGACCACATGCTGCCGTCGCGTCGTTAGGCGTCGAATGATCATCGTCAAAGGGAAGGCAGTCAGCTTCGACATGGCGAACGGCGACGAAATCGATGCGCCAGCGCGCTCGGCGATGTTGCACGATCCGCGCGGCAAATTCTGGCGTCGAAATTCTATTCTTGTTGCGCCATTCAAACGCGGCGGCGGTGGTGAAGTCGACGGCGACAGCGACTCGAAAGACTATCTCGGCCGAACGCATCTGACGCGCGTCGGTGATGTACCGCTTCCCCCGAAAGAGTTGTCGGCCTGGACGTACGAAGGCGAAGTGAGCGAGATTTGGTACACGCGTCACGGCGCAAAGTACGGCGGCAAGCGGTTCCGCCACGCGTTCAACAAGTCGTTGCTCGGCCGGCTCGTGAAGGGAACCGGCAAGGCGCGGCTGTACAGCCGTGGTAGTCTCTACCGATTGGAGCTACCGCGCGGCGCCATTGTCGATGGGAGAGGATTTTTATGGCCGTGATCTGGAAGTCTGTCGTCGGTTACGAGGGGTTGTACGACGTCTCTGACGAAGGACAGATCCGGCGTGTGGCGCCGGGGCGACGTACACACCCCGGGCGTATCGTTGTCGGTGGCGTCTCGAAGGGGCGTTACCGCATCGTCAAACTCTATCGAGGAACGACGAAGAGCGACTTCCGCGGGTTCTCCGTTCACGGTCTCGTCGCGGCAGCCTTTCTTGGCCCGCGTCCGGAAAGGGGCGAGGTGAACCACAAGAACGGCATCAAGACGGACAACAGGCTCGAGAATTTAGAGTACACAACCCGCCTCGGAAACGCGCGCCACGCAGCAGTGAACGGGCTGCTCCGAAACGGCGAACGAGTCGTCGGCTCCAAGCTTACGGCCGACAATGTTCGCTCCATCCGCGCTCTGTCCGCTTTTGGCGTTCCGAAGCGACGGATCGCGAAGATGTTCGGCATCGCGCATTCGACCACGCAAAGCATCATCGACCGTCGTTGGTGGAAGCACGTCGCATGATCGATTATTCGCGCATGATTGACGCCAGCCGCAACGCGCCCGAACACGCGGCATCTGCGCCCGTCTTCTACGAAACAGCGAAGACGAAGACGCGCGCGCGTAGCCGTCGTTTGACAAAGCGCAAGAAACAAGCTTCACTTACAAAAGCGCGCGACCGGAAATCCACGAACCGTCGTCGTCGAAGCACCCCAGGGAAGGCTGCATCGATGGCAAAGCGAAGAATGTCGAGAAAGCAGCGCGCAGCGGCGCTGAAGAACCTCAAGAAGGCTCGCTCCGCCCGTCGGAGCAAAGCTTCTCGGCGCGGGATGCGCGTTCGGCTTCATCGGAAGTCGCCCCGTCGGCGCCGCTACATGACCGGCGGTGGTGTGAAGACGAAGCGTCGTCGTCGCCGCAAGGCCAAGCCGGAAGCAGAAGCAACACCGAAGCGTCGTCGGCGTAAGTCGGGCGGCAAGCGGAAGTCGGCCAAGCGAGTCGCGGCTGGCAAGAAGGCCGCTCGTACGCGCAAGCGCCGTCACTCCCGCAAGGGTGGCGCACCGAAACGCCGTCGTCGTCGGTCGCGCAAAGCCTCGGCGGCTCCCCGGCGGCGGCGTCGGCGTTCACGTCGGTCGTCTCCCCGTCGTCGTCGGCGCAGCCGCAAGACCGGTCGGGCGATGTCGATGCGACTCCCCCGTCGGGCGCGCAAGGTCTACGTCGTCGCCGCCGAGAAGCGCCGTCGTCGTGGACGCGGCCGTCGTCGTCACGGCGCGATGGAAAATCCGCTCTCTGGCGTCGAGCTGTTCGTCGGAAGCCTCTTCGGGTTGACCGGCTTCGCCATCGGCGATCTCACCGACCGCCTCATCGCGACCCACGCGTTGACGTTGAAGAGCGCCGCGACCACCACCACGCCGGCCCTCTACGCCGACAACCCCCCGACGACCGGCAGCTACGCTGGCCTCTTCAATCCGACGGCGATCACTTCGCCGATGAACCTCCCCCGATGGGCGAACGCGGTCGGTGCTCCGGCGCTGATCTTCACCGTCGCACACTTCGTCAAGTCGCCGGTCGCGCGCAGTTCGATGCAGTTCTTCGCCTTCGGTTACGGCGTCCGTGGTGTCGGCAAAGGCATCATGGACCTCATGGCCAAAGTGACGACCAGCTTCGGCCTCGGTCAGCGCCTCTACGACGGCGAGATGCGAGCGCAGGTGCTCAAGGCCAACAGCGGCAGCAACCAAGCGGCAGCGCTTGCGAACTTGCCCGCCGCTGGCCTCGGTCAACCGGCTCGGCAATTGGCGGTAGCGCCTTGCGCCAATTGCGGCAATTGCGCGAAATGCAAAGCAGCAGCGGCACCGAGCGGCGTGGGTTGGCCTTCGCAGCCCCGCGAAATCACCAGCCAGTCGACGCAGACGCAACCGCAGGCTCCCGTATCCGCGACTGCCCCACCGCGTCAGCCCCCGCCTCCCCCCAACGCTCCTCCGATTCGACAGCAGTCGTTTCTCACCGGCGCAGCGGCGCATCCTACCTACAAGAAGTGGGGCGGCTACGATTTGTGATTGATTCGATAATCGTTTCGCTGTTCGACGGACGTATCGAAGGCAACGAAAAACGCGAGACTTACTTCTCTCCACGACGCTGCGACGATCGACACCCACACAAGAGACGACGATAAGAGCCTGAGAGGTTACTCGTCATCTCTGGAGTCGATCACCAAATGGCTACGCAAATCGTTTCTCGACCCAGTCAGTTCAAGACGCGAGCGAAGATGCTCTCGCGCGCCGAGCGCGGCATCGCTCTCGTCAAGGCCGTCGGAACCGGTCTTCCCATCGACGCGGCGAAGATCAAGGCGTCAGGGAATGACCCCCGGCGCGGCATGGGCGCCGTCCTCGACCTCATCAAGGCGTCGAAGGAAAACCCCTGGTGGAACATGGACGTCGTCGAGCAGGTCCGTTGGACCCTCGGCGGACCCCAGACCAATCAGTCGATCACCGAAAACTTCGGTGCGACCATCGACTTGTTCGCTTCGGGGAAGTCGCCGGTCGACATCGACTTCGTCGAGACGACCATGGCGCAGCCTGGTCAGACGCAGACCTTCTTCGTCGCCTGCTATGTCGGCTTCCACCTCGAGCCCGACCCCATGACGTTCACCCTCCGAGGGAACGCGTGGACGCATCCGACCGCGGCGGTCGCGAAGCCCCCGTCTCCCGACGTGTTCAGCGCGAACGACGTCGCCAACGGCGCGCTCGGCCCCGCCTTCGCCGGCACGCCGACGCAGACGATGCTTCCCGCGATCATGGAGCACGGCTGGTGGCTCAACCGAGCCTTCTGGGAGCTCGTGCGCGCCTACAACTTCCGATGGAAGATCGGCCAGCACATCAACATCATGGACGAGCAGTTGCGCCACACGGCGTACATGCCCCCGAACGCTCAGGAAGGCAGCGCGTCGAGCTCGGAAGTGGATCCGTTCAATCTCATCAATCAGATGAACACCCGCTACGACACGCTCGGAACGGCGCTCGACTTCCTCCCGATCGACTTCTTGAGGATCGGATCAGTCGGAAGCACGACCGTCAACAACGGCCGCTTCACGCCGAGCCGTGACTTCGATACCGTCGGCGTCACCTACGGTGGTTCCGACCTCCGAAGCATGCTGCGCGGCAACAGCGAGTTCCGCCAGCTGTGCGTTCCCTACGTGATCGAGCCGGGCGTTCCCATCGGCATCTTCCTCCAGGAATGCGACAGCGTTCAGGCGGACATCATGCGCGCGCTGCTCAGCATCTCGCAGGTCGGCGGAAACTTCGGCGGATCGATTCCCCCGGCAGTCACCCCCGACGGCAACATCAACGGCGGCTTCACGAGCACGGGCGCCGCGGTCATGTTGGAGCGCACCCTCGACGGTGCAGACGTCCCCCAGCAGATCGACACCCAGCGCGTCATCTACAAGAGCGGCGTCGGCAAGATCACGCTGCCGATCAAGGGCTTCGAGGTCACGAAGGATTGGTACAACCAACTCTCTTCGGATTCGGACATCCGAGACATCGTGCTCTCCGACTGCGGGATGCGATTCGCGGCCTACGGTTGATCGGAGCGCCGCCTAAAGGAGGCGTTTCATGACTCAGCCGTTGATCACGATGACGGAAGAGCAGCTCCAAAGGCTGCTCGCTTCGTCGCAGAAAACCACAACCGGAGTGGCTGGCCCGCCCAAACAGCGCGTTCAAGGCTTCGGTTGCCCCGGCGATGGAAACCCGCAGCTCGACGCGGTCTACGCGATGCTTGCTGCGGGTAACCCCCGTCTCGCCTTGGCCCGCGCCCGCGGCGTGCCGTTCGCGCCGTTCTACATCAACATCCGCGCTACCTTTCCCGATACGGCCACCACGGTCGTGCCGAGCGTCGGTAGCGACGTGAAGATCTCGCAAGACACGCTCGTCAACGAGATGGTCGTGCGCATCTTCAACCGATCGTTGACGGCGAATCAGAACCAGTTCCAGGCGCAATCGGATTGGTACTACACGTGGCAGAGCGGCATCGAAGCAACGTTCGACATCCAAGGCGCACCCCGCCCGACGATTGCGGACCGCTTCACGCCCCTCGCCAATCTGCTCGACGCCTTCAACGGCTACAGCAAGCGCGCCGGTCACGGGTGGATCCTTACCTACCAGCAGCAGCTCTTCATGGCGTTCAACGCTACGATCACGCTGCCGACGGCGCCCATCGAAGTCGTGTGCACGTTCGCCTGCGAGACACCGGTGTCGCAAGCGTTTACGCGCATGTCCAATAGCGAAGCCATCGCGTCGCTGCGGAGCGAATTCGGTGTCGAGATCGCAGACGCCTACGAGCAACAGGCGCTTCTCTACGGTTGATCTGAATGCGCTCTCTCGCCGAAAAAGCGTCGCTCGGCGCCGAGACGGGAAGCCGCCGCGTCTTTGAAATTTCAACGTCAGGAATTGACGAAAATCTTCAGAGTCTCGGCGGCGATCCGTTTGGTGGGTCGTCGTACGTCGGGTTGCGTGTTCCGACGTTGGCGACGCCATCGCTGCCCAACGGCGGCGGTCGATATTTGTTCAACCTCGCGTCGTTTTCGATCGCGACTGGCATCAAGGCGAGAATCGTCGGCTACCGCCAGCTGTTGACGCTCGGCGCCGTCATCACCGCCGCCGGCAGCGAAACAGCGGCGCGCTTCGTCGAGATGGAGGTCACGACGCCGACGTTTCGTCTACCCGACGGCAACGTCAGCTGGCACATTCATCGCCTCGGCCCGCCGAACAGCCAAGGCTTTCCGCGTGGCATCGCCGACAAGACTGACTTGCGCAGCTTCAAGAAATACTGGTGTGAAAATCCTGCGCTGCTCTACCAGAGCTACGCGATTCCCGCTGGCAACGCGTTCTACCCCGACTTGACGGCCTATACGCCACCGAATGGCGGCAAGCCGTGGGGTGTTGCGTTACGCGCGGGCGAACAAGCAACGTTTTACGATTTGCGAACCGAGTGGCGTACGCACGGCGGTTGGCATTCGCTCGACGTCGAGCTGGATGGACCAGACACCGTCTGCTTCTTCGCGTCTGTGAAGCAAAGCGTTGGCGCATCAGAAGCCGGTGCGTTGGCTGCGATTCCGAATGGGATGCCGGAAGAGCAATTCGTCAGCGCTTTTGCGGCGAGCGTGACCGGAGCAATCTACTGGCGCGTTGCGGGCGCGCTGATGGTGGAGGTACGTCCGTGAGATGGTCGGCCGCTCGCCAAGGTCGCCGTAGCTATTATCGCGCCGAGAGCTCGAAGGGCTATTACCGCATCGAACATCGCCCGAGCGGTTGGGTCGTCGACATGACTATACACAACGGGCGTGATCATGTCATCGGAACATTCTCATCACTTGCCGGAGCCAAAACAGCTGCCTCGCAGCATGATCGAGGGTTTATGAGTCGTCGTCGTAGAAGCCGTCGTCGCCACCACGCTGCAGAAGCGAACCCCATCTCGTCGTCGACCAAGAAGTGGCTTGTCATCGGTGGCCTCACCGCAGTTGCCGGAGTCGGTCTCTACCTCTACATGAAGAAGATGTCGGCCTTGACGCAGATGCCGATGCCTGCGGCGCTACCGCCCGGTACTGCGCCGATCAACCTAACGCTGTCGCCCGGCAACCTGTCGGCGGTCACACTCAGCGCCGGCAACAAGGCCGCGTTGAGCCTCTTCGCGCCGCAGGGCTCAACGTTGCAGGTGATGAACTGGAACCCCGTCGCGCCGCTCGCTCCGGCGACGACGTCGAACTACGAAGTCGTCGCGGCGACGCCAGGCAACTCGACCGTCACCGCGACCTACAAAGACGCGTCGGGCGCAACGCAGACGGCGACCATCCCCATCGTCGTCACCGCTTAGATTTCAATGTCAACGGCGATCGTCAAATTCAACCATGTCGATCGTCGCATCGGCGTTGGCGATCCGCTGACTGACGCGGGCGCAGCTCTCGCGCAGGCGATGATAGCGTTGCAAGCGGGTGTCGCTTCGTTGCCGGCGAATGATTTGCTGACGTCGCAGCTGTCGACGCAAGTCGCCGCAGTCGCTACGGCGCTCGGCGGTTACATCGCGCAGGTCGGCGCGCTCGAGACGAGCCTAGCGGCGACGCAACATCAACTCGAGTTATGCCAAGCCGCGCAAGCGACGCCGACGACACCGGTTGGCGCAGCGACAACGACTCCGACGGCTGGCGTGTCGCCGTCGGCCGCAAGCTTCATCGCCGTCGGTAGCGCGCTTCTAGGCGGCGTCGCCGGCTACGCGGTTCGTGGTAAGATGAAACGCTGAAGAAAGCCGAATCATGATGCAATCAACAACGCCGCATTGGCCGCAACCCCCGCAACACCATCACGTCGGTGTCGGCGCCGTCAACCAAGGCTTGACCGATGCTGCGCAAGCGGTGGTCAACTTCTTCGCGGCGAATGCGTGCACTCGTGCATCAATCCCCGAAGTCGCGTCGTTTCAAGCGACGTACAACGGAAGCGGGATGCCAGGGCATCTCACCGTCGACGGACAGTACGGCGGCAACACCGAGCGCGCATTGCAGATCGTGCTCAACAATGCCCCCGCGGCTGGTGGTGGTGGTCCAGTGCAAGCTGTACCTCCGAACTGCTTCGGTATGGCGGTGCCTGATACTCCGGCGTTGGATCCGTCAACACCGACAGCGCCAACCGCGCCGGCAACGACTACAACGACGACGACAACTACGTCAACCCCTTCGACGATGTCACCGTGGATCATCGGCGGTGCTGCAGCTGTCGTCGCCGGTGGCGTCGGCTACGCCGTCTACCGCGCGCGCAAACGCCGTCGCGGCTAAGCGACGAAGACGTATCTGAAGACGCATTCCAAATCCAACAGCCGAAGACAAAACGATGCCCATCCCCTACGGTAATGGCGCTGACTACGCGGCGGCAGCGCTTCTCAGCCTCGCTGTCTACGGCCAAGGCGCACTGAAAAATCAACAGCCGGGCGGTGTTCTCGCAACCTTCGAGGTGTTGAGCACCGGAACGCACGTGCTGACCGGAAGCTTCCAGACACTCGCGCAGACCGGAAGCATCACCTACGTCGCAGGGCAGAAGGCCATCTTGACGGTGTCGGTCGCCGCCGATGTGACGAGCTCGGGGTTGAGCGGAAACCTGGAGATTCAGGTCACCGACAACGGCGTGCCGATCACAACGGGCATCACCCAGAGCTACCCGACGACCGGCCCTGGCGTCTCCGCGATGTGGCAGGTCGAAGTGTCACCGGTCGGGCCGCATGTGTTCGCTGTGCAAGCGCTCGCGGCTGGCGACGGTACGCTCTCCGTTGCTGCCGGACACGGCCGCATCGGCGTCATCAATTCTGCCGTCTGATTTTCGCTGCGACGATTGAAGCAGACGCGACAGCTTGCGTCTAAGCAAACGCGGCGTTAGACTCTCACGCGTAGATGCCGCGTCGACGCAAAACGAAGCCGCCGACGCGCGACGTGTCGGAGACTGAGCCAAAAACGCCATCGAAGCGCGGCTTCGCTGGCATGTCTGCAGAAAAGCAGCGGAAGATCGCGGCGGCGGGCGGGAAGGCAGCGCACGGCGCCGGTGTTGCGCATCAGTTCGACGCCACGACGGCATCGAAGGCAGGACGTAAGGGCGGACGCGTCGTCGCTCGAGATCGCGCGCACATGGCGGAGATTGGCCGTAAGGGCGGTAGCAAGCGCAAGAAACGAAAAACGAAGTCAACGAAGGAAGGCGGCTAGACGATGCTGAAATATGAAGTGTGGGCATGCGATCATTGCGGCAAGGAAGCGAAGACGCCGCGGGGCCTGCCCGAAGGTTACCTTTGCGTCGAGCTGTACGTGCACGATGCGAACACCAACGCCCTTGTCGTCGAAGGAGGGCAGAGCAAGCGCAAACTCGTCTGCTCGAAAGAGTGCGCCAGCGACATCTGCGCAACGCTGATCAGATCGGCGCGACAATGAGCTTCACACCCCTCGGTGACCGTATCTTCGTCAAAGCTGACGCAGCCGCGACGAAAGTCGGCAGCCTCTTCATTCCGGCGTCAGCCGCCGAGAAGCGACGCAAGGAAGTCGGTTGCACCGGCATCGTTCGTTTCATCGGACCGGGCATGCTCACCAAAGACGGTGGCCGGTGGCCGATGCCCGACGTGCGCATCGGCGACCGCGTCATCTACCTCGACCAACCATGGCCGACGGTGAAGATCGGCGACGAGGAGCTGGTCTCTCTGCGAGATGACGGTCTGCTCGCCGTCGTCGAAAACGACACCTGAGATGTGGACAACGCGCCTCAAGCGTCACGGCGGTCGCGGCGCCATCGTCGAAAAGCGTCGACGTCAAACCGTTATGTTGCTTCGCGCTTTCAGCAACGGCGGCAAACCAATCGAAGCTGAAGCCAAAGAGACGTTGAAGTGGCTGCAAGAAAATGACAACCGCTGCCTTACGGTAGCCGAAGAAGAACGCTGGAAGGAATTCGACTCATGAACGTCATTCAAACTTGGCTGGTGGCGCATCAAGCGCTTGCAGCGATGCTCATTCTCTTCTGGCCGACGCTGACCGGTCTTGCGTCGCTTGGGGTCCAGCTGCTCGATGCGACCTCACGCGGTCACGCCGTTCTGTCGTTCCTCGCCGCCATCGGCGTCGACATCCCGAAGATCATCGACGCCATCGGTCGGATGATCACGCCGCCTTCGTCGAAGCCACCGTCGCCACCTGCAGGCTTGGCCGTCTTCGCCTTCGTCGTCATCGGTGGTGTCGCTGGCATCAGCAGCATCGTCGCTGTCTCGAGCTGCACGCCGCAAGGTGGTGTTCAGGCGCCAATCGCCAACACCGCAAGCTGCCTCATCGATACGATCAGCAAAGACTTGCTCGCCGGGATGAGCCTCCCTAGCGCGTTAGAAGACGCGACCATCCGTTGTCTCGGTTCGGCGACGCCAGCGAACGTGACGGCGGCTTCTCAGGTCTGGTCTTCGCACAAAGCAGCCGAACAACGCGAAGTCGACGGCGGCAAATAAATCTTCAAATTCGGAGACGCAAATGATGACGCAAGAAAGCACGCCCATTCGATGGGCATTCATCGACTCGACCAACGGCGCGCCCTGCGCCAACGGCGAAGTCATGACGCCGGAGGCCCTCGCGACCATCGCGGCGGCTTGTACATTGCAGCTCAATAGAGACTACGGCTCCAATAGCTCGGCGCGTGCCACAACCGCCGACTCCATCCAACCGGGGGAGCGCGTCTTCACGTGGCTCAACGGCTTGTCGGTGCAAGGTGCGCTTGCCTTCCACTCGATCGATGGTCAAGGCGTCGAGTTCGGCGAGGAGGACATCTCCGGCTGCTCGAGTCTCTTCGGGGAAGGTGCATCCGCGAGCGCAGCAGCGTCGCATGAGATGCTCGAGACGGAGAACGACCCCGGCTGCAATCGCGGCGTCGACGATGGCCAGGGTACGACCCACGCGATGGAAGCGTGTGACGCCATCGAGGTCCAGACCTACGCGGTGCAGATCAACGGTGTCGATGTCTACGTGTCGAACTTCTTGCTCGATTCGTGGGGCATCCCCGGCGCACCTCCGCCCTACACGTTCATGACCGCGAACGGCATCCCCGGTGGTGTCGATCCCCCCGGACCCATGCAGACGGCGCCGGGCAACGGCGGCAACTACCAAAGCGTATGGCCGTCACCGACGTCGTTTGGTCAAGTCACTGCGGAACACATCGTTGCTTTCGCGACCGGCAAACACGCGCCGCGCATCGTCGGCACGCCGCGAAAACCGGCGAAGGTGAAACACTGGAATTCGCGAACGGTCAAACGCGGCGTTAGATGACAGCGACTGCGCTCATCTACTTTGGCATCGTTGCAACGGTTATCGCTGTCATCATCTTTTTTCTTTGCTTCGACGCTGATGATCGCTTCGTTGAGACGCTTGTCTTGGCTGGCGCATGCGCAGCCGTCGGATTTCTATTCTTCTTGCTTCTCGTTGGCGCAACCGAGGCGTTCCGACTTGTAACGCGGTAAAAACCATGACTAATGAACAAATCGAAGCGATGGCGCGCGCCGCACACGAAGTGAACCGCGCGTGGTGTTTAGCGTACGGAGACATTAGCCAGCCATCGTGGGACGATGCCCCACAATGGCAGCGGTCGTCGGCAATCAATGGTGTCGCCGGCGCCATCGCTGGGAACACACCGGAGCAGTCGCATGAATGCTGGCTTGCGGAGAAGCGAGCCAACGGCTGGCGATACGGTCCGACCAAAGACCCCGAACAGAAGACGCATCCGTGCTTCGTACCATACGCGGAGCTACCTCCAGAACAGCGCGCGAAGGATTCGCTATTCGTCGCTACGGTTCGGTCTATGGCAGCGGCCTTCGGTGCGGTGTGACAACGATGCATCCAGTCGCCAAAGAATTTCTCGTTGGTCTCGCGAAGCTCGGTGCGCGCGCAACGGCAGCAGCCGTCGACGTTGCGCTCGAGGAAGCGCAAACGCTCGTCGGCGAAGTGCAGACGCGTCTATCGAATGGTCGTCAGAAGGCGCAGAGCATCGGCAAGAGGCCACGCGCTGGCGTTGGCAAGGTCAAAGTCTCGGTATCGAAGCCGCAGCAGACGGATTTTCGTGGCGTCGAAGTCGACGCCGAAGTTGTCGAAGGAGAAGGCCAATGAGTGACACCAATAGCGGCGGCGGTAACGTTTCGGCGTTTCCGCTGCAGCCGCGAGAGATCGTCGGCTTGGTTCAGCAGTACATCGAATCGACGAAGCCGCCGCCGGTTGATCCGACGACGGCCGAGAAGCAGCTCTGGGATGGCGTCGTGATGCAGTTCATCGCGCTTGGCTGCAACGCTGAAGCGGCTATTGCAGGCGCAAACGACGTCATCGCGGCGCGACGACAACAATTCGACGATGCGAAAGAAGAAGGCGACAAATGACATTCTCGAAGCGGTGGAACCCACAACCCAAAGCGAAGCAGTGCGCGCAGTGCAACAAGGAAGACGCGCTTCCCCTGCGTACCGACAAGCTCGGGAAGAACTGCGCGAAGACGATCGATGAGGCGCGCGCGAAGCTGGCGAAGAAACACGAAGCTGACGCGAAGTAACGATGGATCGAACCAAACTGCGAACGGATATCGAAAGCGCCATCAACCGCTACAGCGCAGAGAACGGCAGCGATACGCCAGATTTTATCCTCGCCGAGTATCTGATGGCGTGCCTCGCGGCGTTCGACGCTGCTTCCAATGCTCGCCGGAAGTGGTACGGCGAAGAAGAGACGAGTCGCATTGGCGGTAAGCGCAAGTGAAACGCTGCCTCATCGGGACCCCCGTCTACGGTGGCGCGCACCCCGACTTCGTCGCGTCGCTCGACGATACAGTCGCAGCTCTCCCGAAGATTGGATGGGCCGTCAAACCGATGATGCGCACCGGCTCGCTCATCACGTTGCAGCGCAACGGCATCTGCGCCGACTTCTTCCTCAACACCGACGCCGATGTGCTCTTGTGGATCGACGCCGACGAAGGCTTCCCCGTTAGCGACGTGGCGAGTGTGCTCGAAGCGACGACGCATTTCCCGATCGTCGGTGGTGTCTACCGCGAGAAGCCGCTCTCCGTTGGTCTGCTCGACTGGGGAGCTATCGCCGCCGCAGCGAAGGCCGGGATGTCGCCGAAGCAGCTGCAGTTCGTCGGCCAGAAGCTGACGTTGGATTTTCTCCCCGACGACGTCGACGGCAAACGCGGCTACATCGGCCCAACGCGAATCAGCTACGGCCGTCGTTTCGTTCGCGTTGCGCACGTCGGAACGGGCTTTCTCGCCGTCACGCGCGCGGCCGTCGCGACGCTCTACGAAGCGACGCCGCAGCTTCTCTGCAACGGCGGGATGCACGCGCTCTTCAACAGCGGCATCGCTGATGGCGCCTTCAACGGTGAAGATTGGCTCTTCTGCAACTTAGCGCGCGCCGCAGGGCTCGAGGTGTGGGTCGACACCGAAACGGAGATCGATCACATCGGCCCAACGGCGTGGCGCGGAACGTTGAAGGGCGAGTGGCTGAACGACTACGCGCGGCAGCAATCACATCGCGTCGAAAGAGGATCGAATGAGCGCTAAATTGGAGCCTAATGTCGCGTTGAATAATGCACGCCACGCACTTGCTGCTTACCGTGAGCCGCAAGACGCTGGCGATCTTTTTGACGCGATCGAAACGCTAGCCGACGCCTTTGAAGCGTTGGATGAGTGGATCACTAAGGGTGGAGTGCTCCCTCGCGAATGGAGCAAGCCCAATCGCAAGAGCCGTAAATAATCGCTCTAGGCCATGTTTCTGTCACCGCTTGCGCAACGCCGTTGCGACTCTAGCGCGCTGCCCAACGATATCGAAAGCTGACGGCGTCTGCGGCTCACTCTTCGGCGTCGGCGTTCGCCCGAGCATGTTGCTGACTTGAATGTGCGTGAACGCCGTTCCCCGCCGTGTCTTGAAGCCTTCAAGATCGAGCATCGACGCGATGCCGCGTAGGGGCAGCCCCCGTTCGTCGAGCTCTCGCACACGCGCGATGACCGCTTGCTCGTCGGGCGCCTCTTCAAGAGACCCATCGGCGCCAGCGCGAAACCCGTAGGGAGTATTCATGTCTTCTCCGTCGTCGGTGGTCGCCAGACGCTCCACGTTTGGCGCTTCTCGCCGATCTCTTCGAGCTGGCGCTTGTCGTAGCCCTTGGTCGTCTCCGGCCGCGCGTGCCCTGCGATGGTCTGCACCGCGAAGATGTCTCCCCCGCTCATGCGAATCGATCGGGTGATGAACGTGCGACGCAGGTCGTGCGGACGAAACGAAGCGATGCCCGTCTCCTTTGAGATGCGCCGACAGATCTGAATGAGAGCTTGCTCGTTGAGCATCGGCTTGTCGCCCGAGACGGTATCGTCAAGCTGAACGCGCAGAAGGAGCGTCGGCGCTTCGACGGCAAAGGTTTGGCGATGGTGGAGCCACTGTTGAACCGAAACGACGTCGCCGGACCCTAGCGGGACGACGCGCGTCTTGTTTCCCTTGCCGAGCACCGTGATCGTGCTGGCGTGCGCGTCGAGGGCTCCTACAACCGCGTGGCTGGCCTCCACGGCGCGGAGCCCCCCGCCCAGGCAGAGCGCGAAGACGGCTTCCAACAGCGCGCCGTAGGGCCGCCCAGCGAGCGCCGTGACATAGCGCTGTACCGCATCGATCTCCGCTTGGGCGAGCTCGCGCCCGACGGCCGCGTTATCTCCCCCGATGGGGTCCCATTCGACGGCCGCCTGGTAGTCCGCGAAGGGCAGGTGGCCCATGCGCTGCGCCTGGCGCAAAACCCCCCGCAAAGCGGCTAGGGTGACCAGCACCGTACGCCGGCCGAACGCCCCGCCGAGCAATCGAGCCCGCAAAGCGTCGGTGTGCTGGAAACGAAGCATGTGCCAAGGGATCGTTTCCGGCTCGGCGCCGAGTAGGCCAGCCAGCCTGCGAAGGGCCGCGAGCATCGTTCGACGGCTATGCGCGCTCACTCTCGACGCAACGTAGGACGTCATTACCGCGCGGCCTATGGCTTCCGGGGGTGTTTGCGTCTTTTCGAGTGCTGTAGCCCCCCCTAGACGCGCTAGTATGGCCGATGGAGCTAACTCGTTGATATCATTAGGTTTTTCGCTCATACGTAGCCTTTCGCGACAGATAACGCCGATTATCTTGACGCGAAAGCGCCTTCGATGCGAGCCGAGCTGCGCGGTCTTCCGCATCTTTATCGGTTCGACGCTGGCGACGTCGCTGGTCGCGCGGGGGAGTCGCTCCGCTAGGCCGCGCCGTCTCTCCGATGGCTTGCGGTGTTGGAACCGCCACAACGCGAAAAGCCGAGGCTTGCTTTGCGGCTGCCTCGGCTTGCGTTTTGGAGCCGTTTTAGTGTCTACGGATGAGCTTGGTAGTAGGCCATGCATTCGGCGCAGTGACAGACGCGCGTGTCGAATCGAGGCGCGCTCGTCTGCCAAAGGTGCGCGTAGGCTCGCCATTCATCTTCGGTGCACACCCCTACATTGCGCCAGTAGGTTGCTTGGTCGAGCGTCAACGTTCGCATGCGATCGGGCGCCGCCGCGCGGTGCGGCGGGTTGACAGGGCAATCGGCGCCGCAAAAGTGCGCGTGATGTTCGCGGTCCGTATCGCATCGCGGCTCGGGATCGTCTACGTAGGCGATGATATCCGCGCCGCAATCGACGCACTCGACCTCGTGACTTGCGCGCTTCATCGTCTCACCTTCGGTGTAGAGGGAATCAAGCAGACTTCAGCGCGATCGATCGCTCGCATCGCGGCCAACCGCCAGTTATCCGCGTGGAACGACGCAAGCGCGTAGCTGCACGGGGGGACCGCGTCAACGACAACGCCGTCAACGATGAGGGTAACGAGCCAACGCGGCGCGGGCTCGGGCGATGCCGCGAGAGATGCGGCGCGCATGCCTGGGATGGTGGCGCTCATGACTGCGGCAACTTGGCGACGAGTTCGCCGGCCGCTTGGCTAGGGGTAAGGCCACGATGATAGAGCGCGCGCAACCCCTTCGCTTTTTTGACAACGTCTTGGGCCACGTCACGCGCTGTCCAGTAGGATGTCTTGTGTACCTTCTCAAGCCAGTGCACGAGAGACATCTCGATAGCTCCGCGCCACGTATCGAAGCTCATGGCTTGAACCGCGCGAGTGCTTCCGCGCGTTCGGTCTCCAGGGTCGGCAGTGTCGGCCGCTCATCTTCGATGCTCGGCAACGTGTCACGCTCGTGAAAGGTGGCGTCGACGGATGTTGCTGCAATTCGCTGCAATTCGCGCCGTCGACGGATGGTGTCGAACACCGCGAGAGTCGACGCGGCGAAGAGGGGGAGCGCAAGAGCGAGGCAGAAGCAGATCATGACTGCGCCACTTCGACGCGTGCGCCTCCGCGCGTCTCCCAACCTTCGGAGTGCAGCGCGTCGAACACACGCGCCCTAGCTTCCGCCGCGTCGGCGGCTGAGACCACCGAAGTGGTCCACTTGAAAACGCCGATCGCGCCGGCTCGGCGGACCTCGTACCAGACTCGAAAAACGGGGGTTGTTGTGGGCATCGCTTTTCCCTTTCGCACTGTTGGACGGCGGGGAAAAGCCGATATTCAACCTTTCTACGTTACAGTCAGGCTGTAATCGCCTGCCCACATGTCGGCTTTCCAGGTAGGCTGTAAAAGCCGATAAAACCGACATGTAGGATAAACTTTGAGTCGACGGTGAATCTTCCGGCCGGCCGAGCGTCAAACTGGGTGAAGCAAAGGAAAGCGAGCACGACAATGAACCGGCGACGATTAGATAGCCGCTACGACGTTACTTTCGGCCCATGCGACCCGCTCAATCTGGGCTGTGGGTACTACATCAAGATCGAAAGGGATGGCGTGCCAATCCTACACACCTCCAGGCATCCCGACACCGGTAAGGACCTCGACTACGCATCATGTGTCGAGATTGCAGGCCAGTATGGTCCTCCGCGTGCGGTGCGCGCATGACCCTCCTCTTGTGGCTCCCCCTCCTCGCCTTCGCCGTCGGGATTCTTCCCGCGACGCTAGCGATCGGCGGGCGACGTTGAATCTTTTTTGAAGCAACACCGTCAAACAGAGTGAACGGAGAACGACGATGGATCCTGACGAAGCTCTCAAGAAGGCGCGCGCGGCATTGAAAGCGTTTCACGATGCGCCAGACGCTGAACGATCGATGATCGCTGGCGCCGACCTTGCCGACGCTTTCGAGGCACTCGACGGTTGGCTCTCCAAAGGCGGGTTTCTCCCGCGCGATTGGCAACGCGAATATCAACGCAAAGCTTGAATCTTCGCCGTTTGCGTCCGTCCAACAGACGTACGCAAGAGGCGGGCGAATCAACCGCAACGGTCAACGGATGCCGCAACATCCGCGCAACGAA